TTAATTCATTTCTTCTTAATAACGGATTCATATCTCGATTCAATATATTTGAATATAAAGGACTTCGAGGGAGAATGAATGAAACTGTAGATTATAGAGTCGATTCAGGATTTATAGATTATCTAATCATGCTTGCTAGAATTTCTGATCTGATTGCTACTCAGAAAAAAGAACCTATTGCTGCTAAGCTAGATTTAGAGGCTGATATTCAATATCATAATTTCTATGAATATTGTCATAGTAATTACAACAAGGCTGTCCAGACTAGAGGTGAGGATATCGAACATCATATGTGGTCTCGTTCTTTGAATCGAATTAATGTTCTGGCAACTCTTGCTGCGATTCTTGATGCACCTCCGCCGACACCACAGGGGCTTGTTACACCGCCTGTTGTTACGAAAGCTCATTGGGATTATTTTGAACGAATGATAATGAATGATATAAATAATTTCAAAACTAGACAGGAAGCAGGTGATATAGGAACCGGGGATAGTGTACAAACTAAAAAGATTGAAAAACTTATTGATGATTATCTATATAGACAACTTCCTGAAAGTTATAAAGTCAAACCTGAATTGCAAGCGGCTGGAAAAATTCAATATAGCTTTCTTCGACAAAGGATGCAACATATACCTGCCTTTAAGACCGATGGTAACTTCGATGATAGAAAATTAAAAGCTTCAATCCAAACTCTTATTCAGATGGGAAGACTTAAAGAAATTAGAGATCCATTCGAAAAGGGAATGGTAGCTGGTGATCTATATTGGATCAGAGGCACATAAGATACTTGCATCTGGTCACAGTTTGTGCTATACAATGGGGGTCTATAACAACGGAGAGTATCCTATGACTTTAATTCCAGAACGGGAGGTCACTCTTGAGCACCTCAAAGAGTGGTATGAGCTAAAACAACAGCTTGACGAACTGAAGAACAAGGAAGTCGTCATTCGACAGTTCATTTGCAACGGGTTGTTCAAAGATCCTGTAGAAGGTGTCAACAAACACGACATCGCAGATGGAACGGGTGCCGTAGCAAAAATGACGCACGTCATCAATCGTGCTGTGCAGGAAGAGCCACTTGAAGAGTTGCGTAAGTCGTTAGAGACTGATAACAACTTGCCCAAGTTGGATCTGGATAAGTTAATTAGGTGGAAGCCGGAAGTTGCAATTAAAGAGTACCGGCTGCTCACAGACGAAGAGAGGCACCTGTTCGATCAGGCGCTTGTGATCAAGCCGGGTATGCCTGGGTTGGAGATTATGATTCCAAAGAAAGGGAGCTAATGCCACTTCAGTTTTCTACCGCTTCGCAAGAATCTCTTGCCAACGGTATCAAGGTACTTGTATATGGAGGTTCGGGAGTGGGAAAAACTGTTCTTACCGCCACACTCCCGAATCCCGTTCTAATTTCTGCCGAAGCAGGCGCACTGTCTCTTCGTGAATCTAACTTGAAACGTTTGTTTGGTGATGATCCAACCATCTGTTATAACATGCCAATCATTACCATTCGAACGGCAGACGATCTACGTGATGTTCATCTTTGGTGTCATCAGAGTGCAGAAGCAAAGAACTTCCAAAGCATTGCATTGGATAGCATTAGTGAGATTGGTGAAGTAGTTCTCAACAACGCCAAACGACAAGTGAAAGATCCAAGACAAGCCTATGGAGATCTTATCGAACAAATGGAGACTGCGATCAGAGCCTTCCGGGATCTTCCTGGTAAGAATGTACTCGTCTCCGCAAAGATGGAACCGCTTAAAGATGAATTATCTGGCATTGTTAAATACGGACCGTCGATGCCAGGCGCTAAACTTGGACCGAAACTACCTTTCTTCTTTGACGAAGTCTTTCGTCTTGGAGTAAGTAAAGATCAGCAGGGAAAAGAGTTTCGTTTCCTGCAAACGCAACCTGACCTTCAGTTCGAAGCGAAGGATAGAAGCGGAGCTTTGTCACTTTCAGAGCCACCGAATCTGAACTACATCTTCAACAAGATCGTCAACTCGTAAGGAGACACCTTATGGTTCAACTTAACTTCGATGCCCGCCAGCACGCTCCGCTGGACAACGACCCCATCCCAGAAGGATGGTACAACCTCATCATTGACGAATCAAATGCAGTTCCGACGAAGGATGGTAATCCTAACCATCTCCGTTTGGTTCTGCGTTTCTCCGTCATGGATGGACCGCACCAGGGCCGTAAGATTTTCAACGGTCTGAACATTCGTCACACTAACATCCAGACGATGGAGATTGCAAATCGGGAGTTGAGCTCGATTGCTGCCGCGGTTGGCATTCCTTACGTTCAGGATAGCCAGCAGCTCCACAACCTTCCGATGAAGGGGCGCGTGAAAACTCGTAAGGATCCAACTGGTCAATACGACGATCAGTCGGAGATCAAGAGCTACAAGCCCATTAGCTTTGTACCGCCGGGTGGATTTGTTCAACCCGGAGCGCCACAACAGATGGCGTCAGCACCTCCTACTGGATGGGCACCTCAGCAAGCGGCTCCTCAACAAGCCGCTCCTCAGGGTAACGGAAACTGGCAACAGCCTCAGACTCAGCAGCCGTGGGGACAGCCGCAGCAGGCAGCTCCGCCTGTGCAGCCGACTCCTACTGCACCGCCATCGCAGCAGCCCGCGCCAGCTGGGTTCGCTGCACCTACCCCGCCTCCGCCGGCAGCTCAACCCGTTCAGCAGCCTGCGACGCCTGAGGTTCAGACAGCTCAGAATGCTGCTCCTCCTTGGGCCCGTAGCTAGTGTTACCAACTCAGAGGGGTCCCGTTCGCGGGGCCCCTTCTTTTTCAACGGAGGGACCATGAAGGAGCCCATCTACACAAAATATGATCTACTCGGAACGGCAGCGTCAATCCATTTACCATCAACGGAGAAAAGAGTCATGGCGTATGTTGCATTCGAAGTCTGCACAGTACCAGTCGGGGGTCATCCGAAACGCGGTGCGAAAGCTAAATGTGGATACTGTGATAGGACTGAAAGCATTCAAGTTAACACCGTTCGAAGTCACGGTGATGATGACGAACAGGTTGAGCGTAAGGTAGCGGATAAGTTCGAGAGGCTAGGATGGAAAATTGGAAAGAGTACAAGTCAACATAGATGCCCCTCTTGTTTCACTGCGCTCAAAGTGGCAGCTAAGAAACGGAATGAACAATTGAAAGTGGTACCAATTAATCCAATGGAGACCAAGCCAATTGAACCTATCGAAGCTACATCTGTTATAGTTGAAGTTCCCCAGGCTCCAACTAAACGTCCATCCCGAGATGAGCGTAGGATTATCCACAACAAGATCGATGAGAAGTACGTCAGCGAAGCGATCGGTTATACCTCAGGATGGAACGACAAAAAGGTAGCTGATGATCTTGGTGTGCCTGTTGCATGGGTAGCTGAAATCCGGGATGAGAACTTCGGTCCAAACATTGATGAAGTGATGGCAGAGACAGTGTCCAATGCCAAAGCTTTATTGGACGAACTTAAAGCTGCTCGATATACTGCCGAGCCAATTCTTGCTGCACTTAAAGCTCTAGACGAGCGAGCCGTGAAGATCGAACTGATACTGACAACAATCGCGGAGCGAAAATAAATGGTTGATATTGCAGTCGATCTATGTCTCGCTATCGATAAGGCTATCCAAGCCGATCAAGGAGCAACTTACCGAGGGTGGCTCGGTAAGGTGCTTCCTCATATGTCAGACGCGTACCGGGACACTGAGGAAACGTATCGAAGTCACATGGGGGCTTCGCAACTCGGCCAGGACTGTGGACGTGCTGTCTGGTATAGCTTTCACTGGACAACTAAGGCAGCTCACAGTGGTCGTATGCTCCGCCTATTTAATCGTGGCCATATTGAAGAAGCTCGTTTCATTGCGATGCTTCTTACTGTAGGAATGCCTGTCTATCAACAAGATGCAGAGGGAAAGCAGTTTCGTATTCAGTTTGGAGATGGGCATGGTGGTGGAAGCGGAGACGGGGTCACACATTATAATAACAACCCCGCATTGATTGAAGCGAAGACACATAATGAGAAATCTTTTATTGAGTTAGCTGGATCACTTGAGAGTTGGCGGGCATATTTAGTTGGCGAAGGACACTTCAAAGGAAAAGGTGTTCGTGAAGCTAAACCCGAACACTTTGTCCAATCGCAAATCTACATGCGCAAGATGGGTATTGCAACCTGTCTTTATCTCGCAGTTAGTAAGAATACAGATGATCTTTATATTGAAATCATTACTCTCAATCCTGAGCACGCAGATCAGTATATTGATAGGGGCGAGAAGCTGATCCAGATGCCTACACCTCCACCTAAGATCAATAATTCACCCGGATTCTGGAAATGTACTTGGTGTGAGCATAAGCCTGTCTGCCACATGAAACGAGATCCTGCACGGAATTGCCGTACCTGCAAATATGTTCAAGTCGGATCGGCAGCAACTTGGCACTGTACTCACCCAACAGAACGTGCTATACTTACTATAGAGAAACAACTTGTGGGCTGCCCAATGTATAAGATGGCAGATTATTACAGATGAAGAAACCTTTCACCGATCGCCAATACCAAACGGAGGCTGTTCAAAGTATATGGACATACTTTGAGACTCATGCTACTGGCAATCCTATCATCGCGATGCCTACCGGCAGCGGGAAGACGATTGTTAATGCGCGGTTTCTCCGAGAGGTCTTCAAAAAGTTTCCTTTCCAAAAAATTATGCTGCTGACTCACGTTAAAGAGTTAATTGAACAGAATTATGATAAGTTGTTAATCTTGTGGCGAGATGCCCCAGTTGGCATCTACAGCGACGGTCTTGGACAGAAAAACTCTAGGCAGTCCATTACAATAGGCGGCATTGCTTCTGTGTGGCGGCGCCCTGAGATCTTTGGGCATGTGGACTTAATCATTATTGACGAGGTTCATCTAGTCAGTCCGAATGGTACTACAATGTACCAGAAATTTATTCAAGCGTTATTGCGTGTCAATCCTGCGCTTCGTGTTATTGGACTTACTGCTACACCTTGGCGCATGGGACATGGAAAGTTAACCGATCCTTACCTAAACAAGGACGGATCGTTAACCCAAAGTATCTTCACAGACTTCTGCTTTGACATTACAAACTATCAGAGCTTCAATAGGTTGATCGCGGAAGGCTATCTTGTCCCGTTGATCCCAAAGAAACCAAAGACCGAACTTAACGTGGATGGAGTTAACCTCCGCGGCGGAGAATTTGTGGAAAAGGAACTGCAGATTGCAGTCGACAAACACGAAGTCACTGTTGCAGCAGTTACAGAAGCTATCGAACTTGGCAAGGATCGTAAGAAGTGGTTAGTGTTTGGAGCAGGTATTGAGCACGCGGAACATATCACTGAGATCTTAAATGAGATGGGGATCTCCGCTAAATGTGTTCATAGCAAACTCGATAAGAAAGAGCGCGACCAAACGATTCTAGACTTCCGAGCTGGAAAAATCCGAGCTGTAGTCAATAACAATATTCTGACAACGGGATTTGATGACGCTGCTGTTGATATGATTGTTGTGTTGCGACCCACTATGTCCACAGTGCTTTGGGTTCAGATGTTAGGTCGAGGTACGCGGCCTGTCTACCCACCGGGACATAACAGCGATACAATAGAACAGCGCATTGCTGCAATCAAAGCCAGCGGCAAATTAGATTGCCTAGTTCTAGACTACGCAGGTAACACGCGCCGCCTAGGGCCAATCAATGACCCTGTGATCCCAGAACCTCCTAGATCCCGCGGAACACGCCCTGCCCCAGTTAAGCTCTGCGATGTCTGTCAAACCTACGTCCACGCCAGCCTGCGTAAATGTCCACATTGTGGTAACGAATTCCATATCCAACTCAACATCGTGCAGACAGCAAGTTCCGTCAGCCCACTAAAGGGCGAGCTGCCTATCACAAAGGTATTCAAAGTAGATCACATCAGTGCAGCACGACACGAGAAAATGGGTGGGGGTTCTATATCGATGCGAGTCTCGTATTACTGCGGGATGAAAATGTACACCGAATTCGTAACATTCGAAAACAGTAATGCCTATGCTCAACGTCGTGCCAGAGCCTGGTGGAAAACAAGAATGCACAATTCGAGTACATTAATTCCTACCACAGTAGATGAAGCTCTCACGCGTCTTGAGGAAATCAATCACCCAACGCACATTCGCGTCTGGGTTAACAAGACTCCCTACCCAGAGATTATGGCCCTCTGCTTTGATGGCACAGCCTTTGGAACAGAGGAGATGTCAGACGAGGTTCCAACAATTGTTACCTCTCTGACTGCTACGTCTAAGAACCCAATGGAAGTAATCCCATTCTAACGGAGAAAGACTATGGCTTTCAAGTTGACTAAAGCTGAAGAAACGCAATTTGAAAAATTAAAGACAGAGCTTACTGAGAAATACGGTGAGGTAGAAACAGCAGTTAAGGATTATAATGAAGACACTGAGAAGCTTAAGAACGCTGTCGAAACTGCTCTAGCTCAATACAACGAATCGCTTGGTGAATTCCGTACCTTTGTTGATGGCATTGGGTCAGGGCGGCGTGATGAGTTCGATGACAAATCGGACACCTGGAAAGAAAGTGATACTGGATCTTCTGCCGACGAATGGGTTTCCACTTGGGAGAACGCTGATCTTGAAGATGTAAATATTAATTTTCCTGATCAGTTAGAATTAGAGTTTGACAATCACGCCGATGAAGAGTTGCCTATAGAAGCTTAATTCGGCTTGCATCTTATAGGCATCTGTGCTATTGTTTGTGGTGTTAAGGAGCACCACAAACAATGATCAGCGTTATCTATGACGACGGTGGACGTTCTGCTTCTGGATACAGAGGACAGGCAGGTGACTGTGTAGCTCGATCTATCGCCATCGTTACTGAGCAGCCTTACCATAAGGTCTATGCCGATCTAGCTTGGATCAATCTTAAAATGCCCAAGACTAAACGTCGTACCACAGCAGGCATCCATAGCGCGGCGCACGGCATCTATACCCGGAGCGTTCTATTTAAACGCCATATGATGGACCTTGGTTTCATATGGACACCGACTATGACTGTTGGTAGTGGATGCAAGGTACATCTTCGCGAGAACGAATTACCCACCGGGAGGCTGGTTGTGGCCGTAAGCAAGCATCTCACAGCAGTTATCAACAGAGTTATCCACGACACGCATGATCCATCACGCAATGGGCAACGGTGTGTATATGGGTATTGGAAACTGGAGAAATAAGATGCCTAACGTTAAGATCAAAGCTGAACTGATGACTGCACGCGATCTGCAACCCGGTGATTTATTCTCAGTTGCAGGACCGTCCTACTGGGACACCGCAATGGACAAAGGCTCGGTTGGGGAAGCAGTTTATATCCGTACTCATACCGACGCTAAACGCTCTCCCGATCCTAACAATGTGATCTATCGTATCACAATCGAACGGAGCGAATCATGAGCAATCCGAAGCCGGGCGATCTCGATTATGTCAATCTCAGCATTCCGGCTGCAAACGAGTTCAAGGCTAAACGGCGCTTGTGCCCCTGTGGTTCGGGTAAGATTCCAAATGCACGATACGATGGGCATGGTATCTTTCTTTGCTACACTTGTGAGATCTGTCACAGAAGAAAAATGAAAGGATTCCGTTCTGATATTCACACACGCTACGAATGCGACGAACCGATAGAGGAGGATTAAATGAACCAGAAAGTTACCGAAGCAAATCGCGTGTTTTCATTGGACATAATAAGCGTCATGCGGGGTGGACCAGGTTGGGATCGCATTGCGATAAGTAAATGTATCAAAGCATTACGTCAATACTGTCCACTCGATCATATCAACACTGATAAATTTGGCGAGACAGAATGGTTCATAGCGTTCACGCAGGAACAGCTTGCTAAGACAAAGGAGGATTAGTCATGGAGTTCTTCTTTCTATGGCTTGTTATCTTCATCGTGTTTCTTTATATTGCTCGACTAATATTTGGAGTAAGATAATGACTACAGGTAGTCTATTTCTAATGCTATTAATGACCGTCCTGATGATCATCTGCGCAGCACGCGAAGCGAATAACGGAAATTATGCAATGGGTGCAACACTGGCGCTGATTCCGATGTGTGGTTGGATCGCCATTATGTTTGGAATATAACTATGAACGACAACAAACCAACTGGACCAAAGATAAAAGAACGTGTTGATCTTGAAACCTTATTACGACGCGGACAAGATCGTTTACGTCCCGTTGGACCACCTCCACCATCGACACGCACTGTCCACGATCCAATTCTTTGGGTAGGCATTGCGCTTGGTGGGTTAATATCTATGATTGGTGTATTAATTGTGATGATTCTAGTAAAACTATTTGGAATTGAATAAGATACAATTAGATACAAAATAATGCTTGCATTGAAACGAAGACCCATGCTTATATACTGGGGCAGCAACAAGTTGTTTCAACGCTGCTTCAACAATGGAGTTAGAGAATGTCACACGAAGTGGAATCAATGGCCTGGGCACATGAAGTTCCCTGGCACGGACTTGGTAACAAGGTCGAGGGAAACATTAGCTGCGATGAGATGTTAGTCGCAGCCGGTCTCGATTGGACCGTTGAGGAACTCCCTTGCTACATTATGATTGATGGCAAGAATGTTGCTGTCAATCGTAAGGCGATTGTTCGTTCCACGGACAAGAGAATCTTCACCGTAACTGGTCTGGATTGGAAGCCCAATCAAAACAAAGTTACAATGGACTTCTTCCGAGAGTACACCAAGGAAGGCGGCTGCACACTTGAGACAGCCGGCGCGCTCCACGGAGGAAAAGTCGTGTGGGCGTTGGCGCGTGTCGCTGCTGGATTCTCGCTCCAGGGCAGAGACCACGTGAAAGCGTACATTCTGATAGTGTCTCCACACGAAGTTGGAAAAGCAATTACTGTTCGAACCACAAGCGTCCGTGTCGTGTGCGCCAATACGCTAGCGATGGCGGGTGGGGTTCGCGGTAAGAACGCAGAATATCGCCAAAGCCACATTTACAACTTCGACACCGCAGCCGCTAAGGCATCTGTGCAGTTGGTAAAAGAAGAGATTGCGCAGATGGAACTCGATGCCAAGGCTTTGCAACAGCTGAAGATGAGCCAGTTTGATACGTTGCGCGTCCTAGCAGAATTCTTTCAGCCTGCACCCAAAGCCGGTACTCAGCACAACATCGAAGAACTGATCAACGAGCCGGATGCACGTTCTCCGAGACTCCAGCGCGTGCTGTGGGCGACGGAGAAGGCGCCGGGTGCTACCCCCGGCAATGGTTGGGGTGTTCTGAACGGTGTCACTTACTGGGCCGATCACATGGCAGGCAATTCAAAGGATTCCCGCCTGTTCAACAGCTGGTTGGGTGAGACTGGAAAGAAGAAAGATCAAGTCAAGGGTAAGCTGATGGAGATGATCTCCTGAAGCTGATACACAATAAGACAGGGCGGAGTTTATTCTCCGCTCTGTCTATTTATTTCGGCAAAAATAGTCCTTGCAATCTGCGGCGCATTGTATTATGTTGTTCTATTGTAACAACGAGTAAAGGAGATCCACATGAATGACACCACAAACGCACCTGCTTGGGCTGCACCTCCGTCTGCTGGCGCCGCTCCTACTGATGCCGCTCCTGTTGATGAGGGGCAGAAGGCTGCTCTGAAGGCACAGAAGGAGCAGGAGGCGGCTGCGAAGAAGCTCGAGCGCGAGCAGAAGAAGGCCGCTAAGGACGCGGAGAAAGCTGCCGCTGCCGAGGCCAAGGAAGCTGCCAAGGCTGCCAAGGCCCAGGAGAAAGCCGACAAGCAGGCGCAGAAGGAAGCTGCAATGCAGGCACGCAATGAGGCAAAGGCTGCCAAGGCTGCTCAGCGCGAGCAGGCAAAACAGCCGGAGCAGAACGGCATCCGTCGTCCGAAGCCGGATGGCGAGTGCGGCAAGGCTTGGGCGCTGTTCGATCAGCTATCCCAGGCAAAGGGTGCTCCTGTTGCCGCTGCGGAGATTCGTGCTGCGATGCCACAGCATTCGCATCTGAACGAAGGCAACGTCAAAGCAGAGTATCCCCGTTGGAAGAAGTTCCACGGTCTCTCGGGTACCATTGCTCCGACTGCGCCGCTCGCTCCTGCACAGCCTCAGCCGGCTGCCTGATCTGACGTCTCAATACCGAAACCTGCCCCGGGAGAATACGCTCCCGGGGCTACCTCCCGGAGAGAGACATGAATCATCAAGCAATCGAGAAGTCGGTCGATCACCCTGAAGGGTTACTCGACGTCCACAGTATCTTCTACACCATCCAAGGCGAGGGACCCTTCAGTGGATTCCCCGCCGTTTTTATTCGGCTCGCTGGCTGCAATCTCCAATGTCCGTGGTGTGATACCGAATACACACAAGGCCGTCGTCTTGCTCATCCTGAAGTCATTGCCAAATATGTTAATTCAATAAGCCTACCTAGAGGTCTCGTAGTCATTACGGGCGGCGAGCCTTTCAGGCAGAACCTAACTGCTTTACTCTTTCATCTTTCTGGCTTTGGACACCTTGTTCAAATAGAGACTAATGGAACTCTTGCGCCGAGCGAATTCCGATATTCAAAATACCCGCGAATGGATCATTTCCACGGCGTCTATATTGTCTGCAGTCCAAAAACAGGACGCGTCAATCAAGGAATTGTTAACGCAGCATGTTGTTTCAAATACGTCCTTGACGCAGACAGTATGAATCCAGAAGATGGACTTCCAATTAAAGCCCTCGGCCACACGGCTAATCCCCAACTCGCTCGACCACCTGAGGGTTGGGATAACCCAATCTATCTCCAGCCTATGGACACTAGAGACCCAGCTCATAATATGCGGAATATCCAAGCTGTGACTCAGTCTTGCATGAAACACGGGTATAGGCTACAATTACAAATTCATAAGTACATTGGAGTAGAATGAATGTGTTCAATCATGGGGGCTCTTATCTGGAGAGCAACTACCCATCATCTTGCAGAAGCTAATCGTATCATTATACATGTCGCAAACGAAAGCTTCGCCCGTGGTCGTGATGGATGGGGCTTTCATACTTATGAAAGTTCTGGACCAAATCATACGCATAAGACAGCACAAAAGACTACGCATCTAAAAAAGAATATTCAATTCTTTACTACGACTGGAACACGAGTGGCTGTAAATCTAATCGGTAATTTTAGAGCCGAGCCCACGACGGAGTTTGTGGTTAAGAAAACTGCAAACGATCAACAACCCTACTCACTCGGCAAATGGAATATTGTTCATAATGGAACTATTGCAAACGATAAGGCACTACGAACAGGAAAATATCCAACCACAATTGACAGTGCTGCAATCGTTGAACAGCTCGAATCCAAAGGAACTATTTTTGATAATAATCATGCAAAAGAGATATTTCAAAAGGTTATTTTTCAACTCAGAGGAAGTTATGCTATCTTAGCAACACATGATGATTTTCCAGATCTGATGTTAGCCGCCTGCAACTATAGACCCATCTGGTATACTAAGGAAGAACGTGGAATTTTCTTTACAAGTTCAAAAGATTATTTTCCTGAAGACTTTGTTCCAGAAATGCTACCACCTTATTCATGTTGGGCTTTTGAACCTGATCAGATTGAACGACTCGACAAAGAACTTGAATATGGTAGGAAAGCTCTTGTCATATGCAGCGGCGGGATGGATAGCGTTGTTGCCGCTACAATGATCAAACGCGAAGGATATGATACAGAACTAGTTCACTTTCGTTACGGTTCGCGTGCTGCGCTTCCGGAGGAAGCAGCAATTAGAATGGTAGCTGAATTTCTTGATACACCATTACACTTTCTTCCAATGAACATTTACAATCCAAAAGATTCCCCACTCCTTCGAACTGATAGTAAAATTGCAGGAGGTGAAGCAGGCGCTGAATTTGCTCACGAATGGGTTCCAGCTCGTAATCTTGTGATGCTTGCAATGGCAACCGCATTCGCTGAAGCTAGAGGAATTGGTACAATCGTACTTGGTAACAATTTAGAAGAGGCGGGTGCTTATCCAGATAATGAACCTGAATTTATTAATCGATTCAATGATATGCTTCCATTCGCAGTTGGAGATGGGAAACGAATCAAAGTTGTTATGCCGGTAGGCAATCTTATGAAGCATGAGATCGTTGCAATCGGTCACCAGATAGGCGCTCCACTCAACCTCACATGGAGTTGTTATCGAGCAGGCCCGATACATTGTGGGACCTGTGGTCCTTGCTTCATGCGTAGAACTGCATTCGAAATCAATAAGCTACCTGAAGTCATTCAATATGCAAATGGAGGAGAGTAGGATGACCTATATCAGCACAAAGACGTGGGGTCACGACATCGGTCTCTCCGCTTGCTTTCGACAATGGAAAGCAGAAAGCCACTGTAGATATCTTCACGGCTACGCTCTCTGTGTCCACATTGAATTTGAATCTAAAGAATTGGATGAGCGCAACTGGGTAGTCGATTTTGGTTCTCTAAAGGGCTTCAAAGGTTGGCTTGAAAATACTTTTGATCATAAGATGTTAGTAGCTGAGGACGACCCAGATCGAGCAGCTCTATGCCATCTAGCAAAATTACATATCGCCAATGTGGTATTGGTACCCGATACAGGATGTGAAGCATTCGCTAAACTGATATACGAATACGGAATAGTCTGGTTAAAAGATAACGGCTATGCCCCGCGAGTCGAAGTTCGATCTGTTGAAGTGAAGGAACATGGTGCCAACTCAGCAATCTACATGGAGTGAAGGAATGATAACTTTACGCATACTGAATGAGCTACGTCAAAAGGAATGGGATCCAACTGATGTGATTACTCTTGCTTATCGTGGTAACGAACTTGCAGGCGAAATTGGAGAAGCGTGCAACGTTATCAAGAAACTAGAACGCGAACGTCTTGGTATCCGCGGATCGCGAGCCACAATTGAACAGCTCGCTGAGGAACTAGCGGATGCAGTAATCTGTCTTGATCTGATTGCAATGCAAGCTGGCATTGATCTGAATCAAGCAGTCATCACCAAGTTTAATGCTACATCAGAGAAATATAATCTCAAGACTAAATTCAGCGGGAAACGAACATGAAAATCTATCTCGCCGGTGCAATATGGGGAGTCGAAGATCCGGTTACATGGCGTCGTAAACTCACAGCTCAATTACCTGAGGGCTGGGAAGCAATCGATCCAACACAGATTGAATTATTTGTAGAGAACGAAGATGAAGATGAAAAAGCTTGTGAAATAGTAGAAGTAGATCTTGCTGCAATTAGAATGAGCGATGCTTTCCTTGCTCGAATCGATCGCCCATCTTGGGGTACTGCAATGGAGATGTTCTACGCTCATAGCCGGCGTATTCCAGTCATTGGTTGGACTCCTCGTCACGATGCAATAAGTGAATGGGGTGGAAAGAAACCCATACCACCGTGGGTCAGAGCCCACAGTAATATCATTACTTCAGACTTCGAAATCGTTAAACAATTCTTGCAGAATCTGCTTGTAAAAGCATAACATCTCGCGTATAATTAGTCCCTAACGGAGTCCCTTATGATCGACAGTCTAAACGGAGCTTTTAAAGCTGTCCTTGAAAACATCCAAGGCGAAGATGCTAAGCGGGAAGGGTTGCAAGAGACGCCGGACCGTGTGGCTCGAGCCTGGGAATTCTGGACCGCCGGCTACAATATGGATCCAATCAGCGTACTCAAGACCTTTGTTGACGGATCGGAAGGGGTAGACGAAATGGTCGTAGTCAAAGACCTGCCGTTCTATTCTCACTGTGAACATCACCTTGCCCCATTCTTTGGTACTGCGACAATTGGTTATCTACCTTATAAACGGATCGTCGGATTAAGCAAGCTTGCTCGCCTACTACAAATCTATTCGAGACGCCTACAAGTTCAGGAACGTCTAACATGCCAGATAGCGGATTCTATCTTTGAGGTAGTGAAGCCGCTGGGATGTGGCGTTATTATTCGTGCCCGACACTTATGTATGGAATCCCGGGGAATTTGTCAACAGGGTCATTACACTGTTACTAGTGCTCTCCGAGGAATTTTTAAAACTGAGGATTCCGCTCGTTCCGAATTCTTGGGATTGAAATAAATGCAGATCTATCTAGCTGCGATCTACACAAACGGATATCGTGCCGGGGGCAACTCCGGTCGGTACCGTAACTTGACTGACAATGAAAAGCTATTGGTAGATGCAGTCCCACATATTCTTGAATCATATCATTACGTTCAGAAACAAAAGTTTGCTGATGCTATGCGTGAGGATCACAGCAAGGTGTTTCTCGACTCTGGAGCGTTCTCTGCTCACACACTTAAGGTAGAACTTTCGGTTGCAGAATATTGTGATTATATTAAACGCAATCCGGATATCATTCGTGTCGAAGATGGAATCCCGTTAGTATCCGTACTCGACGGTATTGGTGATCCACTTCAAACGTATCGCAACCAGCTTGAGATGGAGGCGCGTGGAGTGCGTCCACTTCCTTGTTTCCACTCGGGTGAAGATGAACGTTACCTTGAACACTATGTTCGGAATTATGAATACATTACATTGGGCGGAATGGTTGGAGCTTCATCTTCACAACTTATGAAATGGCTTGATAGAATCTGGGATAAATACCTTGTCGATGGCAGCGGCAGACCGCGTCTCAAAGTACACGGATTTGGTATTACTTCCATTCCAATTATGGAAGCTTATCCTTGGTATAGCTGCGACTCATCCTCTTGGGTGCAAACCGCAGCATTCGGGGGCATTCAGACACCGACATGGGGTCCGATTAACGTCTCGGAGAAGAGTCCGCAACGCCACGACGCGAATCAACACGCCACAACTCTATCCGCGATCGAGCAGGATGTTATCTTTAAACACCTTGAAGATAAGGGTTTCACATACGAACGGTTGTCCACCGTCTATGAAAGCCGAGCAGCATATAACCTTTGGTCTTATGGCATAATCAATGCTATAGTTAACATTAGAAATCGTGGTATCTATAAAGGACGGGTAAGGGAGCTGTTCTGAATGCTGAAGGAACTTAAATTCGTTCAGGGTGCGGTAGCGAAGAAAGATTTCGTTCCTGCAATGACTCATTTTAAAATCGAGAAGGGCACTGTGAGATCGTTTAATGGACATATGGCTATCTGTAGCCCTATTCCGTTGGATTTGGAATGTTCTCCAAAAGCGGATCCGCTAGTTCGAGCGATCGCTAACTGTGAAGAAGAAGTTCTACTCAGCATGACTGAGAAAGGACGTCTCAAAGTACAGAGTGGTAAGTTCAAAGCTTTCATCGAAACTGTAGAAGATGATGTACAACTACATCCAGAACCAGCAGGTGACATCGTTAACATTGATGGCTCTGCATTACTTGATTCGTTTCAAAAGATTAGTGCGTTTGTTGGAAATGATGCATCCCGCCCTTGGACTAATGGAATTCTACTGCGTGGTCAATCTGCATTCGCAACAAACAACGTCTGCGTGATTCAATACTGGTTAGCAATTGACATTCCATTCGTGGTTAATATTCCAGGAACAGCAGTTAAGGAAATCATTCGTGTTGGGGAACCTCCATCACATCTTCAACTTAGCGGTAATTCTGTTACCTTTCATTACCCTGGAGGACGCTGGATTCGAACTCAACTTTACGTTACAGAGTGGCCAGACATCAGCAAAGTGCTCGATCAGAAATCTACCCCAGTTCCTATCGATCCACGTCTCTATCCCGCATTGGATAGTTTGAGTATGTTCTCTGATGAATTGACCCGTGTTCATCTTAAAGATGGAATTCTCAAAACACATCTAGCTGATGAAGTCGGAGCTAGCTACGAAGTAAACGGTTTAGGTATCACTGGACTTTACCAAATTAAAATGCTACGCTTATTAGAAGGTGTAGCTGAGACAGCAGACTTTACACGTTATCCAGATCCAGTTCTATTCTTTGGAAAGAACCTACGAGGAGCGATTGTTGGTATGCGTGGGTAAACATCAAACAAACGGAGGATACAATGGTTGCTAAAGTCAAGTCAATAGATCTCGGAACCATTCAAGACAATCTAGTTATAGCTAAAAAGAAATTAGCTGCTGATGAACGCGCACTGGAGCGCGCTCATCAGACCTACGATTTATCTAAAGAAGCATATTCAAAAGCAGTTCAAGAACTAAAGGATGCGACTCGAACTGTACTGGGATAAGATGCCGCGCAATCCTGTTGAGGGTCTTTTCTGGAACGATATACCTCCACCTAAACCTGAAAAGGTCCAGCGGGAGAAGCGTACTCCGCCTGAGCAAACGTGGCTCGATCATCTACCCGGGCTTGAAGAAGCCCGGGCGTTTCCCGTTGAGCTTTTAACTCTCGACGATCTACTTCGTATTAGTGCAGATGTAGAAGAACTCATAGTTGACGTAGAAGTATTTCAAAACTATTTTCTTGCGGTATTCACGCATGTGGTCTCAGGTAAAGTATTCTATCTCGATTCTAAGACTCCGCAAATGGCTGATGGACTGCGTTGGATCTTATCGAATTGTCTTACCGTTGGATTTAATTCTATCACTTACGATCTAACAATATGTTATCTTATTTGTGATGGTGTAGAAGAAGATATTGTGAAGGATGCTTCAGACGCTATAATCAAACTTAATGTAAATCCATCTGAGATTCTTAAACAACATCGAGTTAAGAAATTTGGTGTTAACCATATTGATCTAATCGAAGTTGCTCCTCTGTATGCAAGTCTAAAAACTTATGCAGGTAGGCTTCACGCACATAAGATGCAGGACCTTCCATTCCATCCTGACACTGTCCTAAGTGAAGATCAGATTAGCATTGTGAGATGGTATTGCGTCAATGATACTCTCAACACCCAATTGTTGCGCGAATGTTTACGTGAGCAGATTGAACTGCGTTACGAATTGAGTAACGAATTCAATATCGATCTACGTTCGAAGTCCGATGCACAGATTGCGGAAGCTGTCATTAACAGAGAACTCAAAAGAATTACGGGTCGCTTTCCAACTCGGCCTATGGTAGCGATAGGTACAGTGTATCAGTACGGAATTCCTTATTATCTTAATTTTGAATCCGACTTAATGAAATATGTTTTGAATGTTGTTGCTACTGCACAATTCATTGTCGATCATACTGGCTCGATTGCAATGCCGAAAGAAATTAAAGAACTTCCAATTAACATGAACGGTTCTGTATATCGTATGGGGATCGGTGGTCTGCATAGTTCGGAACAGACTGCTGCCCATGTGGCGGATAACGATTTTGTGTTGCTTGACAAAGACGTGATATCTTATTATCCATTCATTATTCTAAATCTAGAATTAGCACCACAACATCTTGGCGATCCATTCCTCACTGTATATCGATCTATTGTCAATAAGCGCGTCGAAGCAAAACGGGCTGGAAATAAAGCGGCTGCTGATTCTTTAAAGATCGTAGTCAATGGAACGTTCGGTAAGCTAGGCAACATGCACTCTATTATCTACTCGCCCGATCTTTTGATCCAGGTTACAGTTACAGGCCAGCTAACCCTTCTACTTCTGATCGAACGTCTAGAGCTCTCCGGTATTCGTGTTGTCAGCGCCAATACCGACGGTATCGTAATTAAGTGTCCACGTCGACTTAAGAATACAATGGAAGGGATTATTAAAGCTTGGGAATTCGATACCCGTTTCGAAACAGAAGGCTCTGAATTCCAAGCTCTCTATTCTCGCGACGTTAATAACTATATCGCAATTAAGAAAGACGGAAAAATTAAGTCCAAAGGAGCTTATTCAAAACCCGAATCCCCCGCTGATCAATTACATAAGAATCCGACAGCAACTATTTGTCGTGATGCAGTATTTGAATACCTTACTAAAGGAGTCCCATTGGAAACCACAATTCGGGCTTGTATTGACGTCGCGAAGTTTGTTAGCGTTCGCACTGTACGCGGAGGCGCTGCACGGGTTCGGCCCTCAGGAAACGAATATATAGGTCGATCTATACGATGGTATTATTCAACCAATACTGAGGGGGAATTAGTCTATGTTATGTCTGGTAACAAAGTACCTCGATCTGATGGAGCACGGGAGTTAATGGTGCTTCCAGATTCTCTACCTACCGATATAAATTATGATTGGTACATTAAAGAGGCATATAGAATACTATCTGATATCGGAGCAATGGATTGGGAAACATATCTTAAATTGACAGAACCCAATGTGGTTGTAAAAGAATTTGAATTCAATAAAGGTCACCCGATGACTGTTAAAGGGAAACCAGTTTAAATGGCTGTACAGCCGCTGATCAGCAGGGGGCCACGCAGGGGGCGGCCGTTTAAGAAAACCGCTGTAGCCCCGGTTCAAATGCGTTTAAACGCACATCAAAAACACAGGTCGCAGCACAAGGGAACCAGTAATGATCCACGTCGTTAACAAAGGGAAAACAGGAGAGCGCGAAGTTGCGGATACAATGAATTATTGTATCTTTCTTGCAATGCAAACGCTGGGTTACCCGAGAGAAGAATGTCTTCAAGGGATGGCTACCATTCAAAGAAATCAAATACAAACTGCTATCGGGGGTTCGGATCTACTCAATTGTTATGGTCTCTCAGTTGAAGTTAAACGTCAAGAGATTCTAAGTGTCAACACATGGTGGAGACAATGTGAGACTTCTGCAAAGCGGGATGGTTGTGTTCCAGTTCTCGTTTATAGACAGAATAAGAAACCTTGGCGGGTTAGAACCTATTTCTATCTTCCTCTTCCTGAAGGTCATCAGATGCAAGTTACAGGAGAGATAGATTGGGAGACTTTCAAGACTTGGTTCATCAGTTGGGTTAAAGCCTCCCTCCAAAAATAACGCTTGCATCAGGGGCTTGAACCACGTATAATATGTGGTGTAACGGAGTCCCCCGATTGTTAAAGCTCGCTTATCTTGCTGCTGGATGCAGCGTCGTTTTCGTTGTCTGGGGTGTTTCCAGACAAGCGACACCGCGAGCCCCAACCCTGCATGAAAGATGGGTTGATGTGATTCGTGACCTTCCCCCAATCGTTCCAGGACCTCGTGTAGTAAAGACTGATCGGATTGTTCCTAATTCATATCGACCTGATTTTAGTTGGGTTGTTGGAGGAGAGATTCCAATTCCTATTGATAAGCCGCGTATTGTCGAAACACAACGTATCGTTAAACCACCTATTATTGAGAAACCTAAACCACCTATTATTGAGAAGCCGCAGAAAAAAGTTACTCCAGATATCTGTAGCGCACATCGTATGCGTAAAGTGTACAATCAAAATGGCAAAACATGGAGATGCAGAAAATGAAACAGCCAATCGAATATCCGATAGGGTTCAATCGAGAAGATGGGAGTAAACAAATCGCAGTTCGTTTTCCACCACAACTGTTTGAACAAGTTATCGAAATGGCTAAGGTTGAACAGAAGACCTTTAATGCCACAGTTATGGATCTCATCAAGTGTGGCAAGCTTTGTTTAGATGAAAGCGATGCAATGGAGCCAAGGCAATGAGCGGACATTACATCTGCGAGGACTGTGGCTACGATGGTGGTGACCATGCAAACTACTGTCGTACCAATCGACCAGTTGACGAACGATGGAAAGGTAACTTTACTAGAAAAGAATTGGGCATCCATTGTCGACACAAATGGTCAGCGTGGGAAATCGTCAGTTATACTGGAGATTGGTTTCATCCGCGTGCTGTTAAACGCAGATGTGAGAAGTGTGGTTGTACAGAAACCGATGAACATTAGAAACGAGGAACTCAAACAATGAAAAGTAGATTCACATTTGGAGACAAAGTTAAGATCGATGGGGGATCCGTAATTGGAACAGTCATCGGTTTCTGTTTCTACCCACATGATGTAACGATCTCTGTGTCGTGGTGGAATAACGGTGATCTAAAGGAACAATGGATTGCGGAATGGAGGCTAGAGAAAGATGATCGATGACGTAGATAAGAAGATGATAGATGAGATGCTGTGTTCGATTGACGATGATCGAATCAAAGCGGGGCTTCCTATTTTATCAGTTCTTGTGCGTCACGATGATGGTGCAGTCAGCACAGCGTTCTGGGCTACTGTCAAGAAACACAATCTACGATTACCTAACGAAAGCGATGCAGCAGTGATCAACCGATTAACTCAATTGGCTTTCGCAGGAGCTAAACGATCATGAGAGACATTCTTACAAAACGGAAAAATCTAATCCGTGAGATTCTTGTAATGCGTACAAGATTGGAAGATCGCATCTACGCTGCGGGTGGCAAGATACCTCCGCCGTGGCCTTGGGATACAGATGGAACGCTTCGAAATCTACAGTTACTAGAGTTAGTTGAAGAATTGGAACGGAAAAAGAAATGAACATCCGTATTCCGACTCGTGTCTCATCACTTGAAGAGAAACAACGTATTCTGGGTGCAAAGAAACTTGAAGACGGTACAGTAATCTTCATGCACGAGAAACTGGGATGGTTTGTGCATTTTGAAGGAAGTTATGAAGCTCTCTTTGTCGGACATGAAAAACCAGAAGGGCTTGACCCTGGAACTGAAGTAGATATTCTTATCGTACCAAAAGGGCTCACTATTGACATCTAACTGTTAATGTGTTACACTGTATGTCTAAATAAACAAACGGAGTAACAGATGGATATCTTCAAAGTTGTTTCGCTTGTTCCAATGGAACAGCTCTCACCTTTACTCAAGTGGATGGAGACTCGTCGAATCTCTTACAACGTTGAACTGAGCAACGTGAAACAACCTGCAATAAGGCAAATGAATGGGGGCCAGACAAACAAGGCTCTCGTACTTGAACTTCTTGCAAAAAAGCCAATGTCAGTCAAAGAGATTGGAGATGCGTTTGTAGCTGCTGGTCGCAAACGTCAAGGTTGCCATGGACCCATTCATCAGATGAAGAACGATAAGACTATCTCTGCAAAGAATGGCGTTTATAGCGTCAACAAGGGAACAGCCAAGTGACAATATACAAGACATATCCTTTCAGAGGTAAAGACCCTGTGCTTAATCTTGTGATGACAGCGGCCAAAGAAGGCGGCCACAAATGGAAAGACATTTCAAAAACTTCAGGTGTCTCGATTAATACACTCTATAACTGGTCGCCCAAAGGTACAGTCTCACGACCGAAGTTTGCAACAATACAAGCGGTCGCTCACGCAATCGGTTATGATCTGATGCTCGTTAAATCCAATCGCCAATTCCGAGTAATCCAAGGTGGCAAACAGAGGGCTTAATATGAGCTCAATCCGAAAGATTGATCCCAAACACTACAATATCCCAAGGATGGGTAGTCCCATACTACATCAGAATCTAGAATGGTACGCCACAAGCGATGACAAGGTACTTGGAGTTGTAATCCTTGATCTTGTCGACAAAGACTATAGTTGGGTAGTGTTAACTGATACTCCAGAAGACACCCCAGGATATTGTTGTGTCAATATGGCTGCTTCACTTCGTACCCAAGACGAAGCTACAAGAATTCTACATCTCGAAATGCTAAAGGAAAGGGGACAAATGTAATGAACCTCTACTACATCGATTCCGGAGTAGATAGATACTTCTCTAAGAAAACAGATGCTGAAGAAGCCGCCCAAGAAATAGCGGATAAAACACAGCGATCTGTAATGGTGTCTCGAATGTACATTGCGATCGATCGAGATAACATTACCCGAATGGCAAACCAGGAAAGAGGATTCACAAAATTCGTTGGACGGGTTTGTGTAGTAGAACCCAGAAAACGCCCGAAGTTAAAGTTGAGAAAGGTTGCGGCAGTAACAGCTTTATTCGTAGTGTTGCTGCCGAACCTTGCCGACGCTGCCAACTGCACTACGAGACGCAGCGGTTCGGTAACAATCACAACGTGTCACAGTAAAAGTAATCCTTATTCAGAATGCCGCAGCTACAAATCAGGGAGCGTCGTTAAGACGCATTGCCGATGACACAAATGGAATTCGATTACCAACCTTCCGGTCCTGAAATTGAACAGGCTGATCATTATGATACTACATTTTGCGGAGAGATAGAGTGCGGTCTACACATCTTTTCCAGACGAATAGACGGAACAATTATCTGCGAAACAATTCTATCCGCACAAGCTACGTTAAGTCTAGTCGAATACTGCAGAAAGCATCTTTACCAGAAAGCAACAAGGAGAGAGTGATGACAGAGAATGACACCAGACGTATTGCGATCTTAACGACAGGCGCAATCAGAACCACAACTGAGAGTGCTATCAAAGCAATGATGGCAGCAGTTGAGGCTGCGGAAGAAAAAACTAGAGAGATGCGGCAAGCAACGGAACAGTACATCGCGGACTTCGAAAAAGTTACCAACTCGCTAGCAGATAACGTCGACGCGCATGTGGCGTCTTGTCAATCGGCTATTGACTCGTTCGAAGAACATCACTTGAAAATTCTTAATGGCAATATCGCTGAACCGACTCCACTAAAGGATCCAGTAATCGTAGAAAAGAAACCAGATCCAGCTACCGAGTTTGATGATCTCAAAGCTCTTGCTTTGTCTTCTGCTAAAAAGAAAGATAAATAATTTCTAATGGATAGCACTTGCCCTCAAAAGGGGCAAGTGCTATACTGTGCATGTAACCCAACGGAGGACGACATGCTGCTACCACCCTGCCAGAAATGCGCCTGCCCCTGCGAACTTCCCGAGAACGATTATGGTGAGTTCATTTGTCAGTCGTGTGTTGACAATGCAAACGAAGCTGCCTATGAGCGCCACATTGAGTCGTTCCATGACGGTGGCGCCACACAGTGGAATTCGCTTCAACAGCAGCAGAACGAAGCAAGAAAGTTCAAATGAAAGTATTGCGTTGGGGTTTCACGGGAACACAACGTGGAATGACCCAAGAGCAGATTAAAGTGTTCAAACGTCTATTCGAAGTACAACGTGGTCTTGCTGCCAGTGTTGAAATCCCAGCGGAATTGCATCATGGGGACTGCATTGGTGCTGACGCCCAGGCCCACGACATGGCCGTCGCAGTTGGCATCTGCCCCGTGATCCACCCGCCCTCAGATTCGGGCAGACGGGCCTTCAAGAAGGCCGACGACATTCGCAAGCCTGCGGACTATTTGAAACGCAACAAGAACATTGTCCAAGCGACGGAACGTTTGATGGCCGCCCCGGGTGAGGTTATCGAAAGGATGCGGGGTTCAGGTACTTGGGCGACGATCCGTGCCGCTCGTAAATTGCGACGCCCGATCTGCATCGTGCGTCCTGATGGTTCGGTATGGTATGAGGAATCATCAACAATGGATTGGGTTGTATAATGATAACTAACGAGCTGATTCATTTTAGATTATTTCAGATGCCCTGCTGTGGTCAGATGTTATGTTGGGTGAATCCCCGTCTACCAAATTTCTGTCCGGAGTGCGGTAACCGAACACTCTTAGATCTAAAGAGTGGGGAATACACTCGAGTCAGCGATCGAGAAGCAACACTTAGAATGGATGCGGAGAAAGGTTAATGATTAGACAGAGCTGTTGCATCTGTAAAAAGAAATTTAGGTGCGGCCCATTGCTTCCTGGACCAAGAGTAACTTGTTCACGTATTTGTGGGGAAGAAAATGAGAGAAGAACGAAAAAGGATTGGTACAATAAGAATAGAGAATTATGTATAAAGAGAGCAGCTGATTGGATGAGAAATAATCCAGAAAAAGTTAGATTAAGTGTCAGAAAATCAGAATTGAAATATCGAATACAAAGAAATAAAAGAAGTGAAATATATCGAAAAAAGTATCCTGAAAAAGTTGCTCTATCACAAAGGAAACAATATCTTAAAGATATAGAACTAAGGAGCTTTCTTAGTAAATTATATCGCTCAAGACAGAAGTTAATTAGGGAAACTTTAAAATCAATGAATCTTACTGTACCGTCTAACATTAATCCGCTGACGGTATTAAAGGAACTCGGAATCGACGTAACACAAATCATGGAGAATGTAAATGTCGACTGAAAATTACAATCCCGCGCAAAGAGGACAAACACGTTCAACGTGGAGAGATGAAAATCATTTACGCGGAGTTCTACTTCGCTTAATGACAGATAATCTAAATATCGGTAAAGAAGATCTTGAATCACTGTATGTGGAAAGGGTTCTTCAATCAGAAGATTTAGTTGAAGAAGCAATTCGAAGATGCTTTGCTAACGATTTGACAATGATTGTAAAATCAGGCTTACAGATAAAGAAATCTAGAATTCATAATTATTCTAAAACTCGAAAACAAACTCGAGAACAAGCTATAAAAGAAGTAGCAGAAAAAATCCGTCAGACAGTGTTACTTGACTTAATAATGCCCAACGGTAAAAAGTTACGCGATTGTACAGGAACTGAATGTGGAGAATTTAGTTCTGCATACGCCAGATTGAAAGATAAAGTAGGACGTCGAATTGTTGGGAAAGTTCTAAGTGAGAAGGAGATCAGAAGTATTGTATTTGGGAAAGGATAAAGAGGGGCGTTTTAAGCCGCGTACAGGGCGGTTTCGTTAGGGGGTGGCCCGTAGTAGCGGCGGCGACCTCAAACGCATACAGCCCCGGTTTAAAACGGTTTAAACGTACATCAAAATTAAACGCAGCACGGCTCACGCTGTGCTGCGTTAATCGAATGTAACCGTTCTAGGGCAGCGGTTGTGGATAGTCAGCAGGTAGAGGTACGGGAACCGTACAGCCTCTAGGATGACAGATAATCTTCACCATGACTTACTCCTTTCTCTTCGTTGAGATTCAGGTGGAATCCAACCATACTCCTCCACCCAATACCAACCCACTTTAACAAACTCAGGTGCTTCAACTATTTCTTCCTCGGGATGAACAAGGGGTAAGGTCGGAACGTTAGTAATTGAAACGACTTGTGCATACCTAAGGATTACTCGCATTTAACTTTCTCCGTTGATTAACAGCAGGTCTTGGTTTTGTGATACGACAATCACAATAGGGGTCCTGTTCGGGATGCAGTTCTTTCAACCGCTCCAACAATTGATCCTTGTGATTGCGATCGTAGACTCGAATCGGTTCGTCGTACGCTTGGTAATCAGCCTTCGGTAGTGACATCAACAATCCTTGCAGATCGACGGCGGAGCAGGAGGTATTAGCGGCAAGGGTTGTCGCTCATCGTATAGGGGGGCCGAATACTCCCCAACCAAGAATGCCCACGAGAAGAAAGACCACAAACCAGCTGCCGAATGGTGCCCACGGTTGACCAGAGGGTCGCCAAGGATTCATACCCCAGATGCCGAAAACCAACGTCAGAACGTAAATAATCCAGAACCAGATATTTGCACCCATGATAGTCTCCTATCGTGTTTCGAGTTCTTCAACTCTCAGTTTCAATTCCTTAACAGCATTGACCAGCGCAAAGATCAAAGGTGTGGTGTCGAGATCGCGTAAATCGGTAACCGCAGCACCATCGATGTAGCCGTTGCGTTGCTTTACCATCTCGGGAATAATTGTTTCGACCTCCTGCGCGACTAAGCCGGTGAATTTTCTACTCTGCTGCGCCGCAGCATGATGCGGACTGTTTGGATAGGGAACGACAAGAGCTTCCTTAGACTTCTTGACGTCCTCCTCTGTAATGCCGGTTCTGAGATGTGCCGGGGCATCGGACGTGTCGTTGCCCTTGTAGGTGTAGAGGACCGGACGAAGCTGCGCGACATCTTCAAGCCCCCGCGTGTAGTCGCCCTCGACGGTCTTGATGCGGGCATCGGATGCGTCGAGAAACGCGCCGCCGCCCGGCTTGTAGGCGTAGCCCGACAGAACCATAGCGTTGTCAGCATATCGTAGATGTAGCATGTTGTACGGAGAAGCGATATACATAAGATCAGCAGTAGCTTTATTGAATTGCCATAACGCCACGCTGTTGAAATAGAACTGTCGATAAGAAGCATCTCCGTTAAACCCAAAAAAGCTACCTGTGTCATCGGCAAAGAAACCTCCAGCTTCGTTGGATTTTACTCTGCCGTTTGCCGATATTGAAGTGCCTGCTTGTATCGAAGTGCCAACAGTCATGTTGGTGCCGACTGCCAACCCGCCTGTAAGAGTTATCCCACCTGTGATGGTGGTGGTTCCAACAATCGGCACCTTAGTATCAGCATACGCTTTAGTGGCGGCATGAAGAGCGGCTGTCGGCGCTCCAGACAATGTCAGCAGACCGGTCATCGTATCGCCAGCCAGCTTCACGCCTTTTGACCAGATCCCCGACAGACGTCCATAGAGCGAGCCATCAGAGGGCGCGTCTGGAATGCCGCCGCCACCACCGCTTGATGACGACACCAACTGCCAAGCCGGAGCATGATAGATGTAACTAGGCCCGCCAGGAGGCGTGAACGTTTGGCCCTCGATTGGTGAAGCAGGAAAATCAAAGGCCATCGAGTTTTGCTCCCGCAATAAATTCTTTGAACGTTAACAATGGTAGACCCTCCTGCGAACGTAAACGATTTTCGTGATCAAATAAAATTGTCTGTATAGATGTTGGTGTTGGTGGAACTGCAAGTGGCGGAACGTAGGAATCAGGTACACCGCCATCGTCGAGCCACAATTCGTACTCAATGCGATCACGATTAGCGGGATCGTCGGGAATGTGTACGCCGTCTGCGATGCGGATTACGGTTGGCGTATTAGTAAGTTGGTACTCGCTCATATCAGTCTTGCGCTCATTGAGTGGAAAGCGTTTGCAGTTGTATTGCTGAACAGCACGGCGTCACCCGCCCGAAAAGTAGCTCCTCCAAGATTTGATCCCCACACCATGTCCGGTGACGAACCGTATGTTCCTGCGTTGACCGCAAAACCAGAACCAGCCGCATTATATACGGCAAATGATCCGCCCGGCGTTACGCTGGGTGCTGCACGCATCGTGACAGGGAGATCAAACAGTTTTCCAGAAGCTGCCGCTGTCGAGTATGCCTGCATCTGCCCAATCCAAGTGGTGGCATTTGCATAAACGCGCTTGTAAAAATATCGCTGACACAATTGCAGTTCTACATCGTAGGGCCGCATGATGAGCGGCGACTGCGCGGCGGTCGGTGCAACGATACCAGGGAGAACAACAACGCCCGTGACCCGATAGAGATCACTTGTGGCAGCAACAAAATTCGTTGTGCCTGTCGCGCCAAGGAAACTACCGGCAGTCCACGCACCCGCTGTCGTCAACCACGACGATCCAGCCATGACGGCAAAAGTTACAAACATTCCAATGCCGGTAGTTATTTCCCATGTCCCTGTGGTGTCTCCCGGTATGGTGACTGTCTTATACTCCCAAGTGTTTGCCGCGTTGATCGTAAATGAAAAAGGATATGAACGACTGGTCGCAGCATTGCGGATCGAACCGGAAGCCAATCCTGCTCGAGCAGCAGAATGAACCCAAAAACCTAACGTGATGGGTGAAGCATTGGCCGTTCCCCAAGCTAGACGGGCAACACGGTAACCTTCAATGGGCTGATAAATTAAAACATGATTTGCCGCTGTTGGCGCTGCATTTGCAGTGTTGGTGTAGATACACAAATGCTGAGTGATGCCGGGCGGTGAAGCACCATTGCCTTGTGGATAGCAGCCGACATTTTGTGCCCCGTTTGAACCAACCACCCAATTATCGCCCGCATACGCTGAAGCAGGAATTACAAATGCGGTGTTGCCCCGTTCCTGACTGACATCCATCGATCCGTTGACTTGCATCCCGCTGTAGGCGAGCGCGTCAAGCGGCGCTCTAGACGTATCGCTTGGATGTTTGTGATCCTCACGCGAGAACAAGGTTGACGTGCCGATTGTCGCCACGCTGTCCATAAGAGGCGGAGCAGTACCTGGAGATCCAGCACCAGCAGGCCCCTGTGGTCCTTGTGGACCCATGTTGCCCTGTATTCCTTGCGGACCATCAGGCCCTTCTGGTCCTGTTGGGCCGACGACACCCTGCGGTCCTACTGGACCAGGATCACCTTGCGGTCCTTGCGGGCCGACAATGCTTTGCGTATTAGTAACCTGTATCCATTGGCCGGGTGCTCCACCGGGATCTATATACCAGACATAAGTGTTGCCGGTATCACTCTCCCACCACAATTGACCATCCTTCGGTGCAACGGGAGCACTATCCGAGACAGATGCAAGAGCTGGAGTGTTAAGAGGATTAAAAGCACCGGGACCACCAATTGGAATTATGCTTGTTGCAAGACCACTACTATTTCCTTTACCGTAATAGAGAATATCATCCTTCTCGTTGTATGCAATTTCAGCGGCTGCTAACGAAGCTGGTGCTCCGGCCGCGCCCGCTGCGGAACGGCGCTTGATGCGAAGTATATCCACCATTAGAACGTACCCATATCAAAGGTAATTCCGTCAATGGTTCCGCCCGTAATCGCAACAGCGTTGGCGTTCTGTGCCGCCATCGTACCAAGTCCAGTAATATCGGAATTCGGAATTGTTGCAACCGTTGTGAATGGTGTCGTGCCACTTGCTTTAAGATAACCGGCTGTAAATGTCACTGCCCCTGTTCCACCTTTAGCCACACTGATTGTTGTGGCGTTCCATGTCCCAGTTGCGACCGTGCCCAGCGTTGTGATCGAGGTCTGCCCGACATAGGCGGCGTCGATATCAACAGTATCCGCAGCGACTGAAATTCGTCCCGCTGTGCCGACGACATCTAACTGATTACCGGTCTTGGTTAAGCCGGCGCCAGCTGTGATCGACCCGGCACCGGAGAATTGCGCCCATGTGACCGGCGTTGTTCCCAACGTACCGCCAGCATTGACAGTGCAGACCCAACCGCTGTCGGCATTAACAGTGCCTTCCTCGACAAAGACATACGCTGCTGGCAATTCCGCCCAAGTGTCAGCATCGGGTGCGCGTGTCCATGCACCGGACGCGACTATGTAAACTCCATTGGCAGCGGGCGCTGCTTGGTCTTTGACTAGAACTCTGTCGCCAACGACCGGCGTTAAACCATCTACTGGCCCCGTACCGGATAGTGCGAGGTTGCCGGTTGAAGCCACCCGCACAGATTGCTTCGCATCAATTCCCTGCGCTATTCCATCAACGTAATTTTTAGTTGCTGCGTCCTGCGGGCTACTCGGATCGAGCAGACCGGTGATCTTTTTACTGTTCCACGGTACGTCTGCTGTCGGCAGACCCCACACGCTCAAGGATAGCGAGCCGATATTAATACCTTGGATTTGATTAGAATTAATCCATTGTGCGAGTTGGAGATTGACTGGCGTACCACTATTGCTGACGTTACCTCCACCACCAGTAGCCATCAATGTACCGGCAGAGAAACTTAATCCTGCGCCGATAGTGACAGATCCCCATGTGTCGGCGGCTGATCGATAAACAAGAACGCCGGTCGCACTCATCGCTGCCAGCGATGTCAAGTCTGCATCGAGCGGTTGATAGCGCAACCCGAGATCGGACCATATCGTATTAAAGCGTCCGTAGTATTTGCCGTCGGACGGTGCTTCCGCGATTCCTGCTGCGGCTGCTAATGTGCCACCTGCGAACGTTAGGTTCGCGCCGATTATAACGGGTGACCAAGTATTTGCAGCCGATCGATAGTAGATAACATTTATGCCTGCGAGAGCAGCAATCGCCGTAAGATCAGCGTCAAGAGGTTGAGTGTTAGCGACAAGTCCATCACCTGCAATAGCGCGGATAACAGACGCAGTACCACCAGCCCCACCGGTGCCCTCACCGATGTAGAGCGTATGATCCATTTCATTGTAGGCTAACTCGGCATTCGCAAGACTAGACGGAGCGCCAACAGCGCCACCTGTTCTCCGTTTAATTCTGAGTACGTCAGCCATTTAGAAATTGCCTCCGTCCACGATATCTCCTGACGCCATTAAAACGTGCGTCCACGATGAGTTCTGCCGTCCGTAGGTGATGCCATCCAATGGTGCTTCGGGTATGCCGCTCACGCCAACGCTGTTAGTTTGCACCCATTGTCCCGGCGCTCCACCTGGATCTATATACCAGATGTATGTACTACCACTATCACTCTCCCACCACACATCGCCTTGCGCTGGCGATGTGGGCGGCGTGTCGCCAATCCAAACTCCAGCACCGCCGTCTTCGCCGGGTATGCCTTGTGGACCTATTGGACCTTGGGGACCAGTTGCACCCGGGGGCCCGGGAACTGTCGAAGCTGCACCGGTATCACCTTTAGGTCCTTGAGGACCAACAGGACCTTGTGGTCCAGGTGGACCTGGTTCGCCACCGCCGGTACCGCCTTCACTACCTAGAATTCCATTCTTCAACCACAATGGAGATTGAACTTTAATAGCCTCAGCTATATTTCTATCATCTAGACTACGACCGACAAGCGTCTTGCCGTCAGCCAGAATCTTCATCTGGTCATTATAATTGGTAAAGATCGCTCGCTGGATCGGTTCACCAGTCTCAGGATTCTTAGTTGCTCGATCGAGCGGATAAACTTCAGGATCTGCCATTGTGATTACAACGTTCCTAAGCGTTGTTTAGTTCCCCGATTTTGTGCCATGCCAACGTAACAACATCATCAACTTCCCAATCATGATCAGTAAGGTTTTTGATGCAGATTGTTTCTTTACTGACATCAATAGTAAAATCAACTTCGTCTTCTGAAATTTCTTCATCGTTGACAACCAGACTCAGCGTATCGGCATCAACATCACCATGCTTAATATTAGGCACTTGAACCAACAACTCGTCTCCGGTTATTACAGTTTCTTCAATCTTAGTGGTGACACCAGGCATAATTCACCTCACTGCTTCGGTTATAGCGGTAAGAAAGTGTTTATGATATTCAGAGATCTCGGTAGCGCGATCGGTACCATTAATGACACGACGCGCATTGTAGGGGTCATCTACAGTATCATTAAAATATTCACTAAGCGATTTACCTGTAAACCAACCCGCTTCCATACCGTCAAACATGATAATGGCAGCGAGATCTGGAATCAGCGCCATATCCGGATAGTCGACTAGATTCTCATCGCATACTTCACTACCTTTTTTGTAATTATCTAACCATGTCAATTGAACGAAACCCCGACCGATATACGGATAGTAATCCTTTGCCTCTAGATATGCTTGCGAGCCGTATTCGGTAATTGGCACCATTCGAAATGCACATTCATGATAAGTTGTCGCCAACATATAAGCGAGCTTTCGATGATCGCCACCGAAGCCGTAACGTCTGCGCCATTCGCGCAAGATAAAATTCATCCCGGTGACCTGCTCTTGACTCAACACACCATCGAACAGGTACTCGCGAACATATTCAAAAAAGACATCCTTATTGAAACCGCGACTCATTTAGGACACACCTGTGGTTGCCATTGTTTCGCATTAGCGTAAGCACGTTGATACGCACTGATCCCATTAGCCATTCCACCCATAGCTCGTTTCGGTTCCGGACTGTAATCCTTCAACCACACATCGTACAATTTCATAACATGCGCTTGAAATGCGCTGTCAATAGCCGAATTGGTCAACGCGCGAATATACTCCTGATCTTGAGCACTGACGCAAGCAGGTACGGCTTGCGACCGTGCAAAGTCGACCACTTGAAAATAGTCAAGCAACATTAATCCCAACACAATGACAAGTGGCAATGCGACTAGCTTGCCCATATCATGGATTTGGTATATAGGGTTTTAACATAAACTGCGGTACAGCAATCGACCCGTAATTTTCCGGCGGTGATATCGGTTTATGATTATCAATCACCGGCTGAGCCTGTGCTTTGAGTGTGTTGAACTCGGCACGCAACGCATCGAGTTCGGTGCGCAATGTTTCAACTGTGTCCGCCATGATCACTGTCCTTTAAGGGATAAAGATGCCGCCACTGGATGCCACACCTTGCACTGTACCGGGCGGCGTTTTACCATTCATGCTGATGATAGAGTTCTCAGTAACATTGTATGTTCGCCCCGTCACGTTATTGAGAAACGTTACGTTTCCAAGATGCATGGTTGATAGCGCCGCACAGCTAAGTGCTTCTTGAGATACTACAATGTTATCAAGAAGAAGGGTGGAAACTTCACCTTCGATGATCCACGCTCCTCGATACGAACCGTTGTTAGTGGCTATCAAAATTTGTCCGAGCGTGTTGCCGTTGCCGACAACGTGAACCGTTCCCTTCATAAGTCCAAAAATACTGTTGGTGCAGCCAATGGCAGCAGAACCCCAGTTGGAATTTGACACCAAAACTTCGATCCGGCTATTGAGCAGACCAACATTGGAATCAACACATATTAGTCCGCCACACTTATCCGGCGGTCCGCGATCCATCAAAAGGCTAACGCCTCGGACAAACATTGACGCGATGCCACTAATCCATAGTGCTCCATACATGCCAGGATAAAAGATGACGCCGCTAATCCGGTATGCTGACGGATTGGCTTCGTCGCCAGTCAAAGAAACGTTGCCGCCGAACGGTCCAAGATTTGTTCCTTCGTAAGTTCCGGGGATGCCGAGCTTCATATGAATGGCAAACGTCGGTGTTGCCGCGTAGCGCGAGCCGACTGCATACCAGCATCCGGCGATAGTGCGAAACGCCTTTGCCGCCGTGTTGGCGGTGCCGTCTCCGGTACTGTCGTTGCCGTCAGTTCTGATCCAAAATTCGAGCGCCGGACTGAGTTTGAGAACTTGTGATGAGACCAATCCCACCATGTAGAAAGCACCGGACCAGTAACTAATCAACGCCGGCCGGTTAACCAGCATATCGCCAAACTTCAGTTGCTGCCCGTCATTGCGCAGAATCGGTACCAACCCCTTACCATTGACGTTAATGCGTACCGCACCTTGATTGTCGCTAGCGGGGACGATAATCAACGTTAGATAATTGTTGTAACGTGTCAACGGCGGATCTAACGTAAGCAGATAATCGAACGGTCCAGCCTGCGCGATACCTCCAGTCTGAAGTCCACGTTGAATAATATATCGCGTAGCTAATTCGACATTGTTCAAATCCGGACACTTATACTGAACCTCACCTTTCATAATGAGATTCATCTGTTCCGCCAACATGGCATTAGCGGCAGCAGGATCAAACCGTGGTTGACAACGTGAGGTCGAATACCACAATTCGTCGCACCCCGCAGTATCTACATCGGGGAGAGAATTCTTGGCGTCTGCCGGAGGCACGCCACTATCTGGAAACATTGCCATGTGAGTTTCTCTCTAAGTTGAACGAGCGATTTCGTCGGATCTAGATTGTGATAGCACACCGCTTGACACTAATCCCGTCATCAGCGTCTTCACTTCGGAACTGTTAAAATCAATGTGCATATTAGACGTGACGCTGTCCCAACTTCTAGATGGACCGCCGGTTGTGTCGTTTTGGAGCGTCTGCTTCAGCGCCAGATATTCGCTGTCGGTAAACATTACGATAAACTCCGACGTTGGAATAATCGGCGCACGCTGCTTAGTTGGATCATGCGCAGCGATGATAGTGTCGAGCAACGTGTTCTGTTCTGGTGTCAAATATCTACGATCAATCGTGTCCACGGTCCACATTACTGTCGCGCCGGGCAGCAAACCCGCTGCGAACATTTCATCGGCAAACGTCGGTCCGTACAGGATTGCCATCGTCACACTCCCGAACCGGTGTTACGCAGAATTAGAACTGCGTGAAAGAAATTGACAGCGTTGCCGCCAGAGTTGCCGTTCATATTCATGACGTGGTAACCCTCTGTCACCAGCATGTCATGCACTACGGAGAACGGATAATTGTATCCAATAGACGCCATAGAGACGATAGATTGAACACTGACATTTATGCCATCGAGTGTAAGAACACCTTGAAATGCAACATTGATAGCTTGAGGTGAGATAGGTGAATTAAATTCAAAACTGACCCACTCGTTCGCCCAAGACAAAAACGCAAGTGGATATCCAGACAAATTCCAACCTACCGAAGCCCAGAGTTGGTTGCTCGGCCACATTGCAAGACAAGCCAATCCAGTATCGTTGAACCACGAACGCACAAATCGGTACGCCGGTTCGTCATAGAATTGTGTGTTGCTGCCGGTATAGACCATGCCGATCAGCGTACGGCTATCGTCGCCAATCTTAATCTCGGTCCCTGAATTACCCTGCTTGGTACTGGTTGAATGACCGACGGTCGAGAATTCGGCAGTCAACACGCCGGCGTTGTTGTAGACATAAACGTAATAGCGCGTTGCCCCAACAAGACCGACGTTGCTCAGGCCCGGAATACCGGCATCGGGAATGACGAAGTTCTTGCCGTCGATTTGCAACTGGTTACCGTTGTACGGCTTGAACGACAGTTGGGTGCGACTGACGAACTTCAACGTGCCGCTGCTTTGAAAGAAACTGATCTCAGGCGCTATTGTCACGTTAGTAGGTGACAATAACTTCTTACCAACTGGATCGATATTAGTTGGTACGCCGACCCAGAGCTTAGGTGGTATTGAAGCCATTTCGACAGCAAGTTCACCGGGTTGCAATGTCGGCGGCGGCAAGTCCGGTGTTAAGGTGCGTTTGATTATTACAGTCTGTGACATGATATCCCTATTGTTTCGGAGTGGTTGTCACATCGATAGATTTATCTTGATCCGCAGCAACCGCGGCTGGCAAGATAGTACCCATAATCCACTTCTCGCCATCCCATGTGTAAACGGCATTGTCGGGTTCATATACCTGCCCGAATGTTGGGTTAGTTGGGAAATCAAAAGCCACGGTGATCTCCTCTAATATGTACCGCCGTCGACCAAACCGACAGCATGTGGATTCGATGGGGTACCGGCGCCAATGATAGAGACCATATCCACCGCAATGCTACTCGGGCCGCCTACCTGAACCCATTGCTGAGACGAAACATCGTCGTACCAGATAAACAATCTGCCAGTATCACTCTCCCACCACAGGATGGGTTTAGGCTGCGCTGGCGGTATCGTATCTGAAATAATAGTTCCGGTGATATTAACCAGCATCCACTCTTGAAATGCTGCACACAGATTCTTGAGTGAGTTACAATCCCACGGTCCAGTCGGATCCAAGCATTCAGCAAACGAAACCAATTCTGAAACGATAGCATTAATCTGCCGGGGCTCAATCCGCGCATTGCAATCGCTCGGTAAAGCAGTAATTGGACAAGTCGAAATGAACGCAGGCAGCGGTGAATAGGCTTTCTCGACAGCAACTGGATTAGCAGGATTACCTGCCCCGTCGCGAACTTCTAGACCGCCCGCATGAACTTCTGGAAATACAGATGTAGCCATTAGCAGCACCGAGTTATGTTCGACGGGCAAGTTGGCGGCAGCATCGAACGAACGATGCATTCCGCGGCGAGAACAGCGGGCCAAATCCTATCCGGCAAGCCCGCTGGTTTGTCGCAGCCACGATCCCAATAAGCTTGGATCTTCGGTAGCGGCATCTGTGTGGTACAGAGATCACCGTCATCGCAACCTTCTAACCAATCGCTAGTGTTACAGATCTGAAATGCAACTCCTTCAACACAAAGCGCAGGATCACACTTCTCAGGTACAATAGGATGCGTCGGTTCGGGCGGCGGATAAACTGGAGTGAGCTTTGCACCAAGGGGTTCGATCACCCAATTGATAGCGCACAGATTCTTAATCACACCCATGTTAGCTCGTGTTAATGCAATCGCGACATTACGCTTAACAGCGCACACCAGTTCAGGTGGAAAATCAACTGGACAGAATAACGGACCGCAGTCTGACATTACTTCATAAGGTGTTAATTCGCCAAGCAAAACTGATCGACAATGTTGATTGTGGCAATCTTCCCATCGAAGTGTATCTAAATGAAAATCTAATGTCGTAATCGCAGTAGTTGGATTACTCTCTCGTATTGCTGGCCATAGCGCGTTATGAATAAGCCCCCTTAACTTCAGCACTGTATAAATCGCATGTAAAATCAACGATGGACAATCCGGATCTTTTATTAGAGGACATTCTGCCGGATCCTCATTATTCTCGAAATAATTGATTGCCGCAGCTTTCCAATAATCCCATACCGGTCCGGATGGAAGCAGATTAAAAAACGCCACAAAGGTACAGCAGAGATCATTTCCGCACAACGGCGGAGGACAACAACCAGTATCCTCAACGTCCATAAACGGTACGCAGCCATCCGCACCTAATCGCGTGGGTATCTGCTCTAGCATTGCGTATTCTTCGCATCTGGTTGTGTGAATTTAATTTCATTAAGACACGGTAAAACATCGCATTCTGGTTCGAGTCCACAATGATCAGCATACACTAAATTGCGCGGATATGGAGGTTTCTGATCTTCATATCCGACAATCTCAAACCGTACTGAAGTATTAATCTCGGCTCCGATTATTGTTGCTACAATCAATTCTAACTGTTTAGTGAGTAACGGCATACTAGGACAGATACGCAGAAACAACGCCGTAATCTGATCCGTGATCAATTGCTTCTCCGCCGACGATGGACAACCTTCAATGTCAACAAAGACATTCACCGGCAATGGAATCGGTACATAGATCTGTCCACAAACGCCAATCTCTACTTGTCCTTCTCCGTAACCTTGATGCTCGCCAAATAACCAGTTGGTAATATCGTCAACAAGGTTTTGAGGAGGGATGCCGCATGGGAATACGCCGTCGAATAAGACGTAGAATTCCATTCGATTACCACAGTTCTTGCAGCCGCATTCAGTGCATTCTGCGTTGCATCGACAGCAACTTCCCTCTCGGACACAAACTCGAGTCGCGCATGGAAATTCAAGTAATTTCTCCTTGATCCACGCCATTGTCGCCTTAGGTTGATAGGCAAGTCTTTCGATATATCGTTTACGAAAGGCTTCACAATCTTCAGCTTCAGCACCTCCACAGAAACTTCCACCGCAGATAACTACTTCCGAATTGATTCCGGGTGCATCTGTTATTAGCGTACCTGTAGTTACAGTCCCATCTGCGTTCATATTAGAACCAGGCGTTAGCGCGTGAATACGAATAATAATCTCACCGGATGCTGGAATACTAAGAGGTATAGTACCAACTGAAATATAGATACCCTGCGATGTTTGGATCTCAAGGGATGGTGGCACAGCTGATCCAACTATGCCAGATAATTTTGCATACCCCTCCGAATGACTAGCAGGTCTTGGAAATATTCCTTTCTGCGCTGCCATCTTATAAAGATTATCACAACACGCTGTCTCCGGATTAAGTTCCCTCCACATTTGATCGGAGATAGCATAGAATTGTTCCGCCGCAGCATAATCATTCGTAACGACATACCATTCGTTTGATTCCGGAATGACCTGCCCACCTCCAAGAACTGTCGACGAAAACATACTCTTGATGTGATCGAACAGTTGCTTGGGATCCGGTCGTGGAATGACGCAAGTCATCAGTTCCATATCCATGTGTCGGAGCTATAAATACCAGAGAGATTTACTGTCCGGCGAACAGAACGCGCGATAACTGTAATCGTAACATCAACTTGAGATCGCCCGCGATACACTACATCAACATCGATATCGTCAGCTATTCCAAGAATAATTAACTTACCAACATCGCTGCGTATAGCTGCACCAATTGCTTTGACTCCATCGAGAATTCGAGGATACGATTTCTCGGCTGCATTGTAAACTCGAGTTCCAATATAGAGTCCATCATCTCGATAAGATTCTGACCAATGCCCATAGGTACCCGCGGGAGTTGGACATTTAAGATCGCTTCTCGCCCGCGTGTTAAGAATGTTCAAAACAAGACTTCGAATCCAATCATCGTTAGCGATTGTTCGACCTTCAGGTGTATTAACATACTGAAGACCAGGTATCGAGCACTCAGCATCACACAAGCCATATCGACCACAAGAGTCCAGCGTCGTCCAGAACACACGACGTCGCCCAATATCATCAGGGAGACAACGTGTTTCAGGCATTAGTCTGGATCCTTAGCTTCAGCCTGCTTACTGCCTTCGAAAGCCGGAATTACTTTCTTATCCCGAACTACTTCAGGTGTTCTGATAAGTTTGTTGACAATCAGTTCACCCTCGATAATAACTTCCTTGGCGCGGATGTAAACCTTGTCTTCTTTAACTTCGAATTCACCCTTCTCACCTACTGCAAATTTATTCTTAGTAATATGAGCAAGGTTGTCACTGAAGTCTAGGGCAAACGTATCATCGGTAGGATGTTGAACACCACCGTGGCCTTCCATCCACCGCCGTTGCTTATCTTTTGGGATAGTCAGTAATGCCATTTTCAGTGTGGTGTCAGAAGATGATGCAAGAAGCATTACCTCAGTGTTAAATTTCTCCTTAACATTGAAGCTAACTCCACCAATCACCAATACCGCTGCTTCCTGATCTTCAGTATCGGTTCCCCGTACTTTAATAATCGAACCATTCTTTTTGATATACTCTTGCTTACCCCACACGTGACGTTCAGTTCCATCATTTATATCTCTCGAACGTTCCCGATAACGGGTAAAGCTAGTCATACTTTTTCTCCAAACCATTGAGGAAGCGTAAGAGGTGGAGGAGAAGAAGTATCCTCTGAGTTCTCCTTCTCTAGCTGAGCTAGAGATTCAGCAGCAGACATAAAAGGTAAGATTGACAAATCTGGTGGCAACCATGCATCTGGAAATTGCCCTACTACCATTGATATGCCTGCTTGCGATTTACGCGCTCCTCCAGTATTAAAATTGATACTGCTAAGTCCAAATCCTTCTCCACCTCCAGCAGACGGTGGGGGAGATAATGTCAAACTGGTTTTAAGTTCATCTTTTGCATTCACAGTATAAGTCAACTCGGTGCATTCGAACATATCGAAGATTCCTTCTGGAGGAACTTCGACATAATGTAGATTTCCAATATCCCACGGACCACCCATTGACATCACATGGAATACTTCGATGCTAATCTTCTTAGCTTTAGCTGCCCGCGCATTCATCTCAAACCGCGCACGGCGCTCTAGAGTCTTCTCGTCAGCATCCCCGTTGTGTTGAATAGTAAAAGGAACATAAGACTTCATCCGTTTATTCTTAGTCGTTTTATGAGTTTTCAACGTAGCTTCTTCTCCCCATTTATCTTTCTTAGAACGCTGACCTTTAACTTTGACTTCTGACTTTTGATCTTCTTCAGATTGCTCTGCAGAGAACTCAAGGATGTTCATTCCAAGGATAAGAGGATCGCCACTCTGACCTGCGCATCCATCGGTTACGACTAGCTTCCCATCCCGACTCTCATACATGAAATAACAATTCTCACATGCGACGCGATTAAGTTCGTCAACCACACGGGCACCATCACGAAAGCGTTGCTTATCAAGTTTAATTACTTCACCTTTCCATTCACATTGTATTTTGAACGGCTCACATAGTTTCTCAACAATTTCTTTTGTAGTGGGCTTTAGCATATTGGTAGTCGGATGCTGATGACTGCTATCTATTAATCGTTTAGTCTTACCCCGCGCTGACAGTTTAATAGTGTATTCGGTGGGACCGATACTAGAGGACATCGAACCGCCTTGCGGATCATCATTCTTTTCCTCGGTTCCCTTCTTACCCTTCTTTGATCCAGTTCCCTTTCGTTTATCGACATTACCAAAGAACGCAAGCTGTCCACCGATATAAACTTGTATCTCCGCTCCTGCCGCTGCCGCTCGAGCCATAGGAATGGAAGGCATAGCACCAGCAAAGATAGTCACAGATAAACTTCCCGTCAATTCTTCCTTACTACGCTGGAGAGTCATTTCAGTCCACGTCGTAAGTTCGGTACCGCCAACAGTGATAACAACGGGTTTCATACTGGAGCTATTCCTCTCACAATACGACCGAAACGACCGTTAGCGTCAATCACATTTCGCGGCTCAAGATCCCTGTGGCGTTTCGAATCATTATAGATTACATAAGCAGCAACCAATGGATGTACCCCACCTTGAAAGTCAACTGTGATCAGTCCCGGTAAACGATAAGCTAAATCATACATCATTTCTTTAAAATTGGTGATATATTTTTGAAGTTCAAGAAATAAAGCGTTATCACAAATGTTGTAAGCAGACTGAGCTTCATCTTCAAGAACAGCAGACGTAGTATCCATTGCTGCCGTTGCAGCTTGAACATGCGGATACTTGCGAGCCATTGCGGCTTCAGCCATTGCTACGCCAGTCAGCACACGGAATCGGCTGTACAGAGCATTTTCTACTTCCGCAGCCCCGCCGCTAACTGGAAGAGAACTATCAATTGCAGCTTGGTTGGCAAGTTTCCTTAAAGTCCGCCATTGTTCATCTGGATCATCTTGAAGATTATAAGTAATCTCACTCACTCCGGAAGTAAGAGCCTTATCTACATTCTCAGCTACCATAGCCAGACCGGGGTCGCTGGCAACTGCTTTCATATTGAGCGCCACACGCCATTGCGTCGAACTGGTCTCAGTTGTAAAAGTCTGAACTAATACATCATGCGTCGTCTTAATAAGCTTCTGAGCAGACGTCACAATATCCCTGGACCAAGGTTGAGATACAAATCGTGGAGTGTAGTCTCTTCGGAACGACGCAGAACTAACAGAAAGAACAGCACTTGCGATAAGCCCAAACAGTAATCCACCGAGTCCAGTACCAACTGGATTAGCTTCGACGAATTCTAATTCGGCAGTAGTCTCGCCCTGTGCGTCTTCTAATTTATCACTAACCTTTACTTGACGGCAAGCAACAAGATGAGTTCCGCGAGTCGGATGAACAAGGATACCGGGTTGTGGACTTTCACAGGCACGAAACAACGCCGTACTATCGCCGACATGATTATCCTCACGAAATACCGCGTTGAGATTGAAGACCCTTATTTTGCGACCGAGATCTGCATACGCAGTATCTTCGCCAAATGGAAATTCTCCTTCTGCACCACGACGTCCACCTTCAATATTAGCTTCAGTACACCAGAAACCCACACCCTTAAAAGATGCAGGAACATAATCTTTACCAATGGCACAATTAGTTCTGGACATTACCCAACAGCCGTTCTTGCACCAGTATCAGGAGCAGAATCTCCACTCTTAACATTAGCATTGACATTGATATTAAGATTAGATACACCTGCCTTAATTGCCGCAACTGCTGCGTTTCCTATTACAGTTCCAGCACCCGGAGCTCCCGAGTTAATTGCAGTCATCGCATTGTTCGAGAAATTAGTTCCACCTTCTCCACCTTTAGTAGGAAGCGTAGCAAAAGCTGTGTCAAATTTACTAGGTGCAGTATCAATTGAATTTATCATTGATTGAATATCGGCCGGTACTTTAATAGGCTGACCTTCTTTATTGCGTGGTATATCTAATTGATCCCGATCTGCATCATCGATAACAGGCTTTACCTCTGCAGGTTTCTTTTCTTCTTCCTTTTTCTGTTGAAGATATTCTTTCAGACCCGCAATGTTAGCTTTTCCTTCCTCAATAGCGGCTGTTATTTTTTGAATTTCATCAGTCAGAGCTTTTCTTTCGGCTGTACGTCTTGCTGGAGTATCTCGTAACGTTCTTTCTTTTGCCTTCAGCTTTTGCTCTAATCCCATTACACGGATCGTCTCATCCGCTAGATTTTTTGCATCCAGATTTGCTTGATCTTCAACTCCTTTAGTAGCAGTCCAAGTTGCACTCTTAGTAGGTTCTTTACCAGCACCTGGGATCCATGATGCCATCCAAGCGGCTGCTCTATATATTAACTCAGCACCTGCCATTATAATTTTCGATGCTAAACCCATTGGGGTAAGATCCCAAGCCCGTTGAGCATCGGTTAATAGTTTTTCACGATCTTTACCTTTTGGATCTCTAAGAGCTGCATTTATTTTATTGATCGCATCTGTCAAACCGATAGCATCAGCTGCAGATTTACCCATATCGGCAGCTTTATCAGAAAGAGTTGTTCCGATATTACTTAATGCTGCGGAAAGAGATGCATCAAAGATTGCTTTACCTTGTTCACGAAGATTCTTTAAAGCATCTTTACCTTGTGCAGTAGTTGATTTAGCTTGCTCTGCCCCAAATATAGTCTCGGAAATAGCTGTTCTAGCTGGACCAGTTAGACCAGGGAACATCTGATCCAATACTGTCTGTATCCTAGAACGAAGCGGAGCGCGAGCTGCGGCGACCTCCTCCTCAGTTCCACCCTCCTCTCTAACTTGTCTGGCTCGAGCTTCTGCTGCCGCAGTTTCTTTTTTAGTAAGACTTGTTTCTGCTAATTTTTTTGCTCTAGGTAGAACGTGCTTCATAATCCATTCAAATGGATCAGTACGAAGTAAATCAGAATCAACCGGTGTACCTGATCCAGGCTGGATACCAGCTCTTGCACCCTTTAAAGGTCTACCTTTGCTATCGGTGATAGGAATACCACCAGTAAGTAGATCCATCTTTTGAAGAGCTTTATTCAGAGCCTTGTTATCGACAATGCCAGTCATAGCACGCATTGCCATATAGGCTTCGTTTGCTACTCGTACTCCTCTATCACCACCTGAAGCAAGCACTCGAGCGAGTGCTGTGGAATCCATTGTAAATGCCGCCGTCTTTAGATTGGCAAGCACCGTTCTAATGCGCTCTGCCTCGAGATTAGGATTCATAGCTTTAGCAAGAGCTATGCCTTCGAAAACACGTTGACCATCTTTAGTAAAATTACCAAGGGCATCTGTTAAATCACCAGATGCAATATTTAGACCTTTAACAATTGTAACGAGACCCGACATAGCCTGTTCTCGGGTCGTATCTATACCACCGAGACCGTAGGCTAACGGAAGGAATGTATCAACAATCTTCGGAGCAATGCCCGCGGCAGCCGTTGCTCTTTCAGTATCTGTTTTTCCTCCAACGTCACCAAGTATTCCCGTAATGAATACTTTCATCTCAGCCCTAGTCATTGTCAAGGGATGAGTAGTTTCGGTAGCGTAATCAGCAACCGCTTTATTAATAATATCTTGCTGATTTTTAGTCGCTGCTAATCTCATCATGAGATCAGCTTTATCAGCTTTAAGTGTCTCCGATCCAATTTTACGGAGAGCAGCGGCAGCTAGATAAGCTGCGGCAGCCACAGCCAGCATCGCAGGATTAACGGCAGCTAGGCCTCCCATGAGACCTAGACCCATACCCCCGCCGAACCCAGCGTTAGCACCCTGCATTGCGGTACCAAAGAAGGTTCGCCCGCGGCCAGCACGACGCCCCGCTCTGCCACCAGCACCAGGACCTCCACCTCCACCAGGTGGAATAATAGGAGGTCTATTACCAGTATAATTTACACGAACATTGACAGGCCGTCTAGCTGAATTCCGTAGAGTGCTGATCTGTCTCTGTACAAGACCCAGACCAGCAGCACTAACATTGACACGAATCGCCTTACCAGCAACTGACTTCAGACGCTGTACAGCTCGAGTAAGCTGATTGACTTGTCTTGTTGCTGCTGCAATACCTATGAATTGTATTCGAATGCTTTTCAGAGATCTTGAAGTAGCCTGAAGTTTCTTTAGCTCAGCATTAATTCTACGGATCTGTGCCGTAGATCTATCTTTTACCTCAAGGGTTGCTCTCTCAGTAAAAGAAGCCACTACGCCTTACCTCCAGCCAAAGCGATCCTGTTACGGATCTCCTGATTATGAACTTTAATAAAATTGGAAATTCGAAGAGTTAGCAAGCGTATAGTTAAAGATCTGACATCGCCGGCGGAAGCAGAGTAATAACGGTATTGTTCTACTCGTTCTGCAACTCGACCGGCTGTCCTAAAAAATGTGGAGTCACAAGTTTAGCGATTGTGATTCCATCCCCGATAGTGATAGCACTCACAGCCCAACTTGGAAGTTGCAACATACCTGGAGGTTTAGCGATTGTTGCAATCAACAATGCTGTCTGCGTAATACTATCATTAGCTGACATAACGTCTTCGACATCCCCGTATGTCTTAGCAAGGAATTCAAGTTCCGTAATAGAATCTTTTCCTACAACCGGAATAGGAGTACCTAACTCATAAATAATCGAGGTGGAGATTCCATCACCCTCACGAGTGATCTTACCAACTCCGCCTTCTTCCTCATCCAGATGTGTCGTCAACATCTGAGCATTAGGAATGGGCATCATTGTTACATCATCTGGTTCGATTGGAGTTGTCGCACCATTGACATAATAGACCACTTGCTTAGCGAGGCGCAATCTACGAAGTCGCGCCTCGAGCGTTTTCGGCTTCTTCATTGTTTGCGCCTCGGTTATAAAATCCGAGAACGATTGAAATGAAAGCCTATTAATGACAGCTCCGTCAATAACTTTATCACGAAGCTGCCACGGTTGTGGTAGCGTCAGTTTTTCACTAGGCATAAACTCTCCCTTGAGTTATGCTGCGACGGCGAATGTCGGCTGAACCACCTGTGGTGTCGGTTCGAGAGTACCCGCCGGCAGCATTTCGTCGATCTCCTTGAACACGATCGTCATTTCGACTTCGTGTGTATCGGATTTAGTATCACCCGTGCCCGTGCCTTTGGCTGCCGAATATACAAGACCATTGTAATACTCGACCTGCAAGTTCACGTCACTGCATCCCTGATACATACTGAGAGGGATACGAAGATCGCGGATCACTTTGATCTCGACCTCCGGATTAGTCGGTTGACGCTTAACATAGCCATGCGGTAACGCTTCGTTGTTGAATCCGCACAGACGCCACGTTGGCAGATCCTCCGACGAGAGTTCGTGGCTGATCGGACCGTACACTTGATCGGTGTCGCAATCCCGAAACGAGAGCAGGATGTTTTTGACGCCAACTTGATTTTCGCAAGTCATTTAGACAACTCCTTGAAGCTATGCGCCTCGGCGCAGTTGATTAGTACGGGCGATCGCAGTTGGTCAGCAACGACGGTTTGGCGTTGATGATGATGTTGGTGATGCGGACCGGTGGGCGATAAATGAAATCAATCCACAACTTGCCAGGAATACCCTGGCATTTGGGAGCGACCTCAAAGTCCGTCAACAACTTAATGTCCTTATCGATATCCTCGAACTCCGAGAACAGGATTCCGATCTGCGATTTGGCCCAGGTACGGAATGCACCAAGGATCATCTTTGGATTGGTACCACGCACGCCCGCAGGGATCGTCGTGTTCTTAGTGTACAAACCAAGTCCAAGCACAGTCCCAAGAACAAGCGCGGCCTGATCCGCAGTTGCCGCTGCGAGGCGGCGGCTGCTCGTGTTCCACCATGTGGCATTGAAACGACCGTTTTCGTCGTAACGATTGTTCGTCACGTCGTTAACGATCATCGGCGACGTCATGCTGCCCGTGCCACCTTGAAGCGGAACGGTAACAACGAATCCGGTAGCCTGCAGAACCTGCTGCTCTTCAAACGTGAAGCATTGGAAGCAGGACTCAGGCTGATGCAAACATCCAAGAACACCGAAGTTTGGTCCCTGGATATTCATCTCCGGGTTGTCGATAGTCGAGCAACAAGATTTCGCAGCATACGCTGCCGCTTTCTGCCAACCTGCAACTGGATCAGAAGCACAGTGAGCGATACGGCTAACCTCTGCCGAATTCGTATCAGACGACATAATCTGACCGAATGTACCATAGTTGTAAGTATAACCATGACCGAAACATTGCGGCTTCGAGCAGTCCCATGCGGACTTGATATACTCGATCATCGCATCCTGCCAATCATCATCGGCATAGAGCATTGCGATGCAGCAATAGCAGCACTCACCGAGAATCGCTGCATAGTCCGGCAATGATGGCATCGCAACATTGCCGCCCTGCACAGTCTGAGCAACCACTACATCGATACCGACAGGAGCATAGTCACGACGCTGATGCCAATTGTAGATGATGTTGACGGCATTACCAACCGTCCCACCATTCTTCGCTGTTAGCGTAATAACACCAGCTGCCGCAACAGCAATGAAGGGAAGTCCAGCCTCGGAGTTGAGCTCCAACGCCACACTGGAAGCGATTTCATCCGCCGTGTCACCTTCGTGTACACGAACAGAAGTATTATAACGTCCGTCGACCAGGAACAAGTCAACACGACCGTCACTCTCTGCTGTTCCAGTAAACGTTACAGTGTAGGCAGCTTTCGCACCAGCTCCCACAGTCGCGTCCATCCAAGGCAGAGCGTAAAATTCCATTACTCCGGCTGGGCAACACAGAAAAGCGGTCTTAAGACCTTCTGCGATAATACTGCCTTCGCCGAACAGAAGATCGACGTCCTTCAACGACGGGATCTTGATAAGAGCACCGTCTTCCGCAGTACCGCTATCGAGCATCTGACCCTCGACAAGAATGCGGCAACGATTGGGATAAGCGTTGAGGCTTGGATCAAAACAGATCCGGATTGCACCGGACCGCAAACTGTCGATTGACATGAGTCAGTCTCCTTGTGAGTAATCGAATGAAGTCCGGTAAAGGACGTTTAAGCTTTCGGAGCAGGCGAACCAGTACCCGGTGCGAACGGATTGGAAGGTGTAACTTTACCTCCAACTGGCTGCATCGGCTCTTTCTTTCTCGGCTGCGCGGGTCTCCCCTCACGACCGCCTTCAACCTCGAGATCTTCCCAGTGATCAACAAGGCGACGGATATACGGATTGTCTGGAACTGGGATGAACTTATCTTGAGGAATTACTTTCCCCTCAAAGAAGGCCTTGCGGCCTGGCTTGGTACGCACATAAATCATGGCCATTAGGTTTCTCCTACGGGTTGTGGTTCGGGTGGACATGGATCACACGGATCAGGCTCGAGACAGTCTAGTGGCGCACAACATTCGTGATCAGGAACGCACATATTGAATCCAATATGATCGATTATCATATCTGGAGGATAAGCAACACATGCCTTCCAATTGATAGCAGCTATAAAGCCGAACGTCATTGTCACAGCTAAATGATCTGCTTCTGTATCTAAAGCTCGAAAAGCAATTCGAGCATCCCGCGGTGCTCTCCAAGTCGCCATATGCGTCAAAAGTTTATCTCGGATTGCTTCATAATTGTAATAACTCCAGAACGGTGCATCGGTTCCATTAGCGCGTTGATACTTCTCTGGAGGTAACCAAAACTCCACAACAAAATGATCTGTAATCTCAAATTGACTTTGTCGAGATTTTATACTCTGCTCACCAACACTACGAACAAAAGCAACCACAACTAGCGGAAGCGTAGGGATGTTCTCTTTCGTTACTGCACTCTCAGAAACCGCCATCGCCCGACCGCCTACTTCAGGAAACCATTCTGCGATCGCAGCCGCCAGAGCAGGCAGAAGACGAGTCTCTACCTTAGGCAGTTCATCTCTGGGAGTAATAGCATCCATTTATCCGCCTTGTATTCCTCTTGTTCCTGGGGAACCGTGCGACCAACCAACCCAAGACTTAGCTCTCTTCTTAGCAGCAGCAAGTCCTTCCTTCAAAGCATTATCAGACATCTTACGTCGTGCCATCTTTCTTGTACCGTGGCGTAAAAATCCAGCATAAGATGTGTTACTGCTAATCTCCACAAAGGTATCAGTTACCCTAGTTTTAATCGAAGCTCTAAGTCTACCAGATCGGACCGCAGGATACTCACTGGGTTTTGATGCAGGAGGATATTTCCCCATCCTTTTAAAAGCTTTTTCAGATTCTTGAGCTACCGCATTGAGCCAACGTTTAAATGCAGCCTTATCACGCTTCGCCCAGAACGGTGCCCATTCTTTGAAACTGAGTTCGATAGTCACAAGCTCACCTGGGTACGTTGAGGATCAAAATCACTAGCTACTGGTTTAGCTCTCTCACTAGCTTCAACAAGATGGCATTCGAGCATTATTATCTTTCTAGTCTCACCTACGAATCCTAGAACTTTATACCAGCGAGATGGGCTCTGAAGAAATTCCTCATAGATCCAAGCTGCAGAACTATAGTCAATACCCAAATCTGATCGGAGTCGAATGCGATGTGTTGCTCGAGTTGCAAGCTCTTTGATTGCATAACCCATCTCGGATAAGAATGAAGGAAGATGTTGCTGATGCTCGATTCTAGCCCAAGTCCATACCACAGCTTCTCTGCGTAGATCCATTCGATCCGCGGAGACCACAACATCCTTCATCGTGCAAATCGCAACGCGATGCCTCAACTGTGAAATCTTAGTTTCAGCCACTAGAATCCCTCAGGATCAAATTGACGCCAAGATTCCAATGCACCACTAATCAACGCAATATTATTAGTGCCAATAATTGCTCCACCACGAGCAGAAAGAGTATTACGCATACTGAGAACTTCATCACCAGGATGTTCAACGACCCAGGCGACGAATTGGAGGATTCCGAGGAGTATTCCCGCCGGGACTTGATCTGCACAAGAGAACCCCGCACGATACATGATCCGAAGACCATTTGTTGCTGTCGAACACGGATTGCAACAGTTACTCATATCGGGAGTATAAAAGAACCGCCCAGGAAGTTTTACTTTACGACTATTTGGAGTAACATGAACAATCTCTGGATTTTGATTGTTCCCGTAAATATAAACTTCCCCATCGACCGAAGGATACTGAAGTCTAATTATCACGTAATCGTGCCCAAGCTTAGGCTTTTTCACAGTAAGTATTTCACTGAACACCTTCTGTTGTTTAAGACTAAGACCAGTATAGAATTCTGCTGCTTCGACAGCCGCTGCACGATAAAGACGCAGTTGTTCGTCACTCACCCCAGGCACATCGTCTGTCTTAGTGTGCTGACGAATCAAATTGATACTGAGATACTCATCCCAGTTAACACCGCGCAAAGCTTCGCCTTCCTTCAAAGGTTCAGAAGGTTTCGGCGGCCCAGGTGAAAGAGTGTAAGCGGTGCTGCTTAACACTTGCTCATCCTAATGTCGTAACAATCTTGATGAGTGTAACAGACACAGTTACAATCAATTGCCTGCATCTGTGCAGTAAGACGCCACACTTCGCAAGCGTCAGCATTCGGTGCAACCTTGACTGCAACACTGACAAAATAATGTTGATAGTTGACGTTCCATCCTTCGACAGTAACGTGTGGTGTCTCTTCCATATCAGCGGAATCGTAGCTTCCGACGCCAACTAGAACTTCAAACGTAGAAGTCTTGTCAGTTGGGTCAGTGGCGCTAACGTAGAATCGATCTGGACCGTTATATCCACCTTGAGGAGTGTACGTGAACGTTCCATCGGAATTGATTTCAACGACACCATACTTCGGTCCGTAGAATGGAACACCCTTAAAGGTTAATGTACCACCATCGGGATCTACAATCTTAGCATTGAAATCCTCAGTAAATGGCGGTGACGGAACATTGAACGCCACATTGGCTCCGTCGACCTTTACAGGCGCACCCGAACTGGTACCGCAGACTGCCATCTGCTCGATAGCAAACTGTGGTTCGCAATGCAGTCGACCGATTGGAACTGCCCACGGAGCATAATTAATCATAAGCCGGGACGTAGTTCCAGGCTTCAGAGTAACCTGCTCACAGCAGCAGACCTGACACGAATCGCGAACAGCGTCTTCAACAGCAAACTGGAGCATGATGTTACCCTCTAATTAGCGGGAGTCCTCTCCCCCGTCAAGGGAAAGCGGAAAACAGAGGAGAGGTCCCTACCGCTGCTAAGGTGCGGGCGGACAAGTGAAGCAAGGCGGAGCGGCAAGCGGAACAGCAGTGACCGGTCCGCAACCCGGTCGACAAGTAACCTGGATCATAGTAATCTCCTTTATCAGCCACCGTCTGGCTTCAACCACGAAGGTGCAGGCGGAGGTGGTGGCGTATCCGCTGCGTGGTTGTTTGATGTTTCGGATTTCCAAGGCGGAGAAACGGGCTCATCCGCGGGTACCGCCGGATCGGGCGCAGGGGGCGGGGTTACAGGGGCTGAACCCGGGGAAACTGGGGTAGCATAGCCCGCTCGCAGCAAGTAGTCAGCAATCGGAGAATCAAGTTCCACGTCCATCGTATCGATTTCCCATTCAATACGCACAATCTCCGCTTGGAATGACGGTCGATATTCGAACCATTGAATGGTATCGTTCTTCCCCGTCGTGCGGAGCATATGAACTTTTAGAGTTTCACTGTCTTCGGCCATTCTGTCAATCTCCGTTTGAAACGATTTAACCTTGACGTCGCAGCCATAATGAGATCGAGACTTACTTCAGCAATTCTATCTTCATGAGTATCTACTTCTTGAATAATAACAATCTGACCTTTAATGTCAGCCACAAAACTAATCTTATGAGCAGGGCGTTGTGACACTAATCTCATGCTCAATGGCGAGAGCATCTGAGGGAGACCGTCTTTAGCTATTACATCCGTATTCTGAACGTAAGGCGAGAAATTCGCATCATCGGATAGCCTTGCCCAAACATATAAGCGAGCAAGGCCAAGCTCAGGTGGAAGTACAGCACGAACGATTATCTCATCGCCCGGCTGCACTCTCACCGCTTTAGTAGCAGTCTTTCTCAACGTGGACCACTTAGAACGGCAACAACGATGACGCGGCCAGTATCACCAGAGACCGCGAACACCTTAATAAAAGCATCCGGTCTGCACGGTATCGTAGCCGTGCAGACAGTGCCTGCCTTAGTACCAACAGGGAAGATGATCTGCGACTTCGGAGCAGCGACTTGCCCAGGCATCGCACACATCAGAACTTCGGGGATGTCTTTTGCATTAGCGACGTCTCCCATACAGTTGTCCGATGGGAGAGGTGGCGCCGACCGTACCTCAAACACAGCTTCCACGGTGATATCAGAATCAACTGTGAAGGTAAACGAGAACCCGTTATGTTGTCTGATATCAATTCCGGGATTATGAGGAGGGGTCTTAGCATTCCAGGCGATGACCCCTTGATGTTGTGAAGCGATATTCAGATTCATGAGATCATCTCCTGGACTGGGGTGATATTAGCGCGGTCCGCCGAGCACCGCCACAACAGCAACGCTCGCCGTAGTGCCACTGACCGGGATCACCTTTATGAAGGCATTGGGACGGCAAGGCAGAGTTGCCGTGCAGATGGAGCCAATTGGCGTACCCGCAGGGATAGTGATACGGGAATTGGCAGCAGGAACACCTAACCCGGTGCAGTTAGGTACTTCAGGAACCGGAACAAAGGTTCCAGGAAGACACGGATTAGGATCGCTCGGCGGAGCAGCTTGCACTTCAAAGACTGCATTGGCCGCAATAGCCGCCGCAACCTGGAATGTGAAACCGAAGTTGTTATGTTGGCGAATATCAATCGGGGGACTGATCGCCGCCACAGCACCAGAATATGCCACAAGGCCGCTATTCTGGGTAGCTACGTTGATGTTCATTTGAACCTCTATGAGTTAACTTGACTAGGCGGATGGAGCAGCCTTCGGCTCCGCGGTTTCCTGTTTAGGAGAGAACTCTCCTGTGCGAGCAATCCGTCGAAACATCTCATTCGAGATATACCAGCCGGAGTTCACAGTCTCATTCCAACGAACAGGAGGAGCTTCCCTCTCAGGTTGATCCTCATTTACTTCACGATCTTTGTCGGCCATATCGACCTCCTTAAGATTGAAAGATCAACCAACGGTGAGGATGCGTGCTGCGGGGCAGCAAGCGGTAAAGCCACCGTCCTCGGCGCCGAACACATACTTGACGCACCAGGCAGTAGATTGACCTTCCCACTGTTCCATCCAGAGCGAACGCTTATTGACCATGTAGTAGGCCTGTTTCCAGCTACCAGCAGCAACAAGGAAGTCGCCGGCGGTGAATGGAACAGCTTCGCTACCTTTGGTCAGATCAGCAGTCGGATCAGGCAGGCAGTTGCTGATACGGATGTTCTCACGAACATCGTTCGGGGAATAGGTCATCAGACCATCACCGAAGATGAAACGTCCAGTGGTGTCTACCAATGCCGCCAGATAAGCAAACGTGTTCTGGTGCATGACGGCTGTCACCGGACCATACTCAACGGGGGAGCTACCGTAAAACAAACGGAAGTCCACGTGGTTGAACTTCGCCGGCGTCGACGTAGATTTCTTCGTAAAGCACGAAGAGTTCAACCAACCGAGAGGCTGATTGATACCATCGCCCACCATCAACGCACGGTTGCGGTTAATGCGATAGGAACGCGCCGCTGCACGGAACATGAAGTCCAGCAACGGATAGTTAGCTTCCGCTAGCACCTTACGCTGGAAGCAAAACACGCCACGGAAGTCAGACACCGCACCGGACTTGAAGATAATATTTCCTTCCGGGCCGTATTCGGCATCGCACTTGGCATCGCAATCGTATTGACCGATGGCGCCGTAGTCCATGACCTGCGGGTACATGAACTGCGACTTGCTAACCGATACGCTGCCGTAAAGATCCAGCAGTTCGGCACACTCGATGATACAATCCACCTCGATCCCAAGAAGCTCGGGCGAGAAGAATGCACTGTCGAGAGAGGAAGCATCGAACGCCTTCTTCTCCGGCTCGGTAAGTCCACGAATGACCTTCTGCTTCGACTCGATGCCAACCTGCATCATCTTGCGCACAGCCGAACGATAGGCAGACGCATCGATCAGATTGTTCATGTCGGGTTTGAAGTCGTCTTCCGTGCCGCCCTTAAAGATGTGGGCGCGCTTCTGGCACTCGACGCCAGCTTTCTTGTCGGACTCAACCAAAGCATCGCCACCCTTAAGAATCGGAGCGTCAAGTTCCTTCTTCACCTGGTCGAGAGCCTGCGTGAGTGACTGCTGAGTAGCCACAAGCGCAGCATAATCTTCAGCGTGCTTCAGAACCGTTTTCTTCAGCTCGTCGCTGTCGGCCTTGACGGTACCAAAATGGTTTGTCAAGTCCTTGTATTGCTGCTCGGTGTCGGCGCGATTCTTGGTCAACAGACCAGTAATGTCGCCAAGCTCCTTATTCAGCAGCTCGAGAGCTTGTTCTGCTGCCTGCCGGTCAGCAGGAGCTTCCTTCGTCAGATACATACCCCGCGTCACCAGGGCAGGTGCAGCCATCAGTCTATTCTTAATCATTTGGGATATCCCCTATGTGTTGAGAGTCTCACAGCATCGCTTTGATGCGTGCAAGTTGATCGCGAACTGGCTGTAGCAATTGTACATCCAGCAGGGGATGCCCGTTTCCGAGCGGTTCAGCCAAAGGCTCCCGCTCGTCTAGGAACAGATGCGAATTCGCTTTCAAGTAGTTCGCCAACTTGTGCGCATCGCCTCTGCTTCGGCACATCCCTTGGGCTACAAGAGCTTTCTCGAGTTGTGCCATCGTATCGTGATTCTTAATGAAGGTCATTTCTGCCTCGAGTTGGGCAGGGAACACCACAACGCTGACTTCCATTAAGTCGCCTGACTTAATGAGAAGATATTCACCGTCTTCGGACTTCTTCTCATCAACAAAACTAAATTCATCCAGCGTAAACCCAACGCTGAAGTTCAGACCGCCGTTCTGGATGGCGACCTCATGAACATCCTTAACATAAGAGATGTTCAAGTTCATTTGCCCAGCGATCTCGAGATTGTCGCCCACTGTCTTGAGCTTGGAGATAGCGCCAGCGGGTCTTGTCCAATCATGATGAACCAGAAGTTTCACACCCCGGGGTCCAGTCAAGCCCTTCTGCTTGATCGACTTATCGAAAGCTCCCTTCAACACTTTATGACCATAAAGATCTGTGGAAGGTGTACTCGCAATTCCCTCGAAATAACCCGGGGGCTGATTCTCAATGTTAATCTTGGAGAGTTCGATACCAAGATCGAGATTGATCATATCACCTTGTTTATGAGTCTGGGTCATAGGTCTATCTCTCAATTTACGAGCTTGAGCGGGGGAGCTTTTGAAGAATCTTCTTCTTCATCGTCGGGTTCATCAGGTTTAGCAGGTTCGCCGCCCTCGGTCGGGATCGGGGTGGATGTAGTGGAACCAATCAGTTTCGGGAGATCGGGGTCCGGCTCGAATCCAAGGATTTCGCGTTTCTCGTCGCTCGTGAGGAAGTTGACGTGACTGAGGGTCTGACCGAGTTTTGCGCGGCCTTCCCAGAGCGCAGGAATTGCATCATAGTCGAAGGAAATCTTAGAACCATACGGACAAAGACACGCACTGAGACCAGCGGCCATAGGAGAAATATAAGTAGGTACGACAGTATCTTGCCATAACGCAAGTCTGGACTGTTCATAATTATTCGAATACTTTGCAGAGTCCGCATTGCTCAATCCTAGAAGAGCCACAGGAACACCAAACACTCCCGCAATAATGCGGGTCATATCATCGAGAGGGATCTTGCTGTGAATATCCCCCATCTTATTGTCGAGCGTGTGAACTTCGATCTTAGTATTGTAGAGGAAGAGGACAGTACCTGAACCTTCCTCTCCGGGACCGGAGCTTTCGAGATGCTCTTTAAGCGCCTCAACTTGCTGTTTGGTTAAAGTTTTATCAGACGTAACCACGTACTTGATATTAGGATGACCAGACGCAGTATCATACGCTCTTTGCATCAGACAAGTAATAATCGAAAGTGGAATCATCAACGATTCGATAGCTGCTGGAGATTTATTGTATTCGACTAAACCAGAGAGGGATGGAAAAGAGATCTCAGCAGCATAACTTTCGCCAGGTTGTGCTTTGCGCTTAGACGGGAACCTCTGTTCCTGTGGTGTATTCTCACCATAAATGTAAGTATCGATTGTACCTCGGGAGTTCGGAACCCCTTTCATATACCTTGTAGCAAGGGGATAGATTCCGTTGGGCATACCTGCTGTACCAACACCCACCTTGAAATGCACTCGAGAATAAAGCATCAAGTTAAGCGTCATCCAGTAACGCAGATTTTCCGGAGTGAAGTTATCATTCGGAGATTTAAGCATCGAATTGATAGCTTTAATCGCTCCGGGTTTAGCACGCTCAGAAACTGGAACCATTGGATCTGCTTCGCAAAACCAAGGAACAGCTTGGGCGCTAGATGCAACAAGATGAGTTACACGATACAGTTGGGGAATGCGGCGCTGTGCTTCTTCAGCCGTCATAATTGCAGCAGTAGAAACAACACGAACCGCCTGACCCCCGATCGTGAAGATCGGACTCATAGGCTCTTCGGATACGTCCCGCTTAGGTGGCTTTTTGATTAACCAGTCCCACATTAGACTTTACGTCTTCCCGAGGCAGCTTGAGCTGGAGTACCGTTAGCAGTTTTCGCCTGGAGCGACTTACTCTTGATACTTACAGGTGCAGGTTGCTGAGTCGGAACGTGACTGGTACTTCCAGACCGATAACGCGAACCTGTGGCGTAGGTAGAGAAGGACTTACCACAATTACATCCCATATCATAGATCCTCTAGTTCGTCATCTGTCTGTTCAGCTATATTATGAACCAATTGCGTAGCTCCAGATAATACATGATGAAAACGATCATTCAGAATTGCGGAAGTCGATACCGCATTATTAGGATGAACTTCAACAATAGCAATCGCAAGAGTCTGACCGTTAACAATACGATCAAGTAATTCGTGTGTCAGCTGAAGCATCTTTTTAATACGTTCACGCTCCAAGCTAACAACGTTGTCTTCTACCACAGCTTCACCACACCACCAAAAGGATCATCAGAAACGTCGGGTTGGGCAATGGCATCTTCAAGAGCGTAACGACTTGCATCCCAACCGTGGTTGTTTGCATCAACAGGAACTCGACCAGGAAGTACCTTACCGGAGAGTCTATCAGTCATAAACGAGTAAAGACGCGCCTCATCCCGCATCATCTCACATTGCGGGTGGATCACAATCTTATACCCGGACATAAAGTTAATGCCGGACTTAACAGATCCAGGACCCTTCTTAGCTCCAACCAAATTTGGAAAACCACGAGTCTGTAGAAACTCAATCGTGCCAGGTTGACTAGAATCCGCCTTGACTAGATCGTTACTGTTATCCAACACGGAAAGCAAGAGTACCGGAAGCTGATCCATTGGCACGCGGCCCGAAGCCTCGGCTGCGATATAGATTGTCTTAATGGCTTCGATTAAATATATCTTGACAACGAAGCTAGGATCAGTCCCGAAGCCAAAGTCCATCCCGTATCGCGGCGGACAATCTACTGGTACTAAGCAGGTTCCTGTGGTACAGTTCGGGAAGACCTTGGAGTCAGCAGCCGTATCGTAACCACCAAGCCACACATGCTTATATCGTTCGAAATTGCCTCGCTTTAGTGTGTCTCGCTCTTCCGGCAACTCGGTCTGATAGAAATACGGGTTATCGGCACAGTCGACGAACGTGACAAGGGAACGGGGTGGCGGACCGACTTTCGTGTTGCGAAAGTAGTAATCGACAGGGTCGTCGGGCTTTTCGGGGTTCCAAGTCCAGATGAAGAAACTGCCGGGAGAACGCACTGTGGGCAGAAGCACTTCCATCGACTTGGCACGAATCGTCCTCGCTTCTTCTACCCATACAATATCAGCACCTTCGAGAGAACGTATGCTGTCAATGTTGCGCTCGAGGCCCACAAAAGAGATTTCAGTCTTAGTTTCAACATGAGTGATGTATTGATCCGTTACTTTGTAGTGCCCATCAAAACCAAGGGTAGAGATTCTCTTCTCAATAAGTGCTTTAGAGCTGTCGCGAATACTGTTCTGGAACTGACGAGCACAAACAATCTTTTTCTTTTCCTGGGCGCCAACGATTGTTATGAAGCTAGCAACGGACCAGGACTTAGCAGAGCCTCGCCCACCAAAGAGAGCGTGATGTCGAGCAGGAGTCCACAGATTCTGAACAAACTTCTCGCCGAGGTGAAGATCTAGCTGGGCTTTCTTTTGTGGTATCATTCGAATATCAGGTAGAAGGCTAAAGTCCAGACCACCAGAGCAACCAGAAAGCTAAGATACACACCAAACCAGACACCACCAGGCCTACTATTAAGCCAACTGTGATACCTCTGAACAGGAGACAGCATGGACAATCCGTAAACAGATACTGGGTAGTAAGAGACGTCCAGTGATCTTCGCTCTGGCACCATTTAGAAAGGAACCTGTAGGAAACCCAAGCCATCAAATTAGATAGCCAGTTGTCTGTCCACTCTACGGGGGTGTTGGGAGTGGTTGGATCTCCTACAGGTATATCGCCAGGACGAAAGCGCATTAGGCCTTAGGTGTTGCAGTCGGAGGCAACGTATTGTCGGGATTGACTGGCACAGTCGGAAGCGTGTTGTCAATGCCCGGTGGTACCGGCTGTGGTTTCTCGGGAACGCCAGGAGTGATTGAAACCCAGTGCAGACCCTTATCAGGCAGATACGCCACAACCCACAAGCCTGCGCCAGGTGTTGGCTGGCCCGGAGGTGTTGGTTTGTCCGGGCGATAGATCGGATGCGATGGCAGATAGCCACCACCGGGGATTGGCTGACCGCTAATGTGTCCGCCACCCGGCAGTCCTTGTGAGGGATGTCCACCTTGTCCAGGGAGTCCCTGTGATGGATGACCAGGTCCCCACGGCAACTGATTGCCAATCCCAGGGCCCCCACCAATCCCGCCAATGTTTCCAAAGCCAGGATCGATAGGACCACCAATTTCTTGAAGTACCAAACAAAGCGCGAGTCTTGCATTCATAGCTTATCTCCTTCTATTTCAGTAGGACTAGCAACGGTTAGGCTAACTACGGGATGAACGGTACCAGATATCCATAACAGTATCGGGTGACCCTCATTTATCTGCTTCAACTCGGAAGGACTAGGTTGCCATGCAGATATCATATAACCATCTTGATCCCACACTTCCAGGGTGTGGCATAAACCAGCTTGGGAATGATCCCATTCACGGGGTGCACCGATTCGGCGCGACGGATTCTCAAGCGGCATTGAATTCATTAGATTCGCTCGAAGTTGTCCTCGAAGTATTGCTTCGCAACCAACCATTGATCGTGATGGTTCTTGGGGTTGCGAGCAATCATATCACCAGCCTTGGGCGAGCCATTATTGGCGTCAGCCTCGCTGATACTGATAGAACGCATACTCTCGCCTTCTTCGTAAGGCCGCATCTCTGCGATCTGAGTACGCTGGTATTGCTCGAACTTGTCGTTCATACTGGCAACCCTAATCTATATCGTTCTGCTCGCCAGAGTCGTTTCTTCTGTGCGACGTAGTCCCGATTCATTATCTGCCAGAGCTTGTGGTAGTTAGGATGGCGTTTACGCCAGCGGACTTGTAAGGCCCGCCGGCGTTCAGCTTTCTCAGCCTCGGTGAGCAGAGGCCGCATTTACGCAAGCGCACGGCGCCGACGGAGGCGATGGAAGCCAAACAACGCCATCAAGGCAGCAGCAATCCCAGGCAAACCAGCTCCAACCAGAGGGCCGGGAACTGCTTGTGGCAGCAAGAAGAACGAGTCGGGTCCATCGTTCGCATTGGTAATGCGTGCGAAAAAGCCGATCTGGTCCCCAACGTTGACACCGGATAGATCAAAGCCAGAGATTGTATAATCAGGAAACCCGGTTCCATTGTTGAGCGGGTCGATGTTGTAGCCACCTGGACCGGGACTGAACACCGCCAGGACAGTCTGGGTTGTGAAGTTCAAAAACCAGAACGATTCCAGCACCTGAGTATCGCCGCCAGCCTGGTTGCTGTCCACGCCGACGGAGAACGTCAGATTGCCACCGAGTGCAGTGAGGAAGGGCGAACCAGCAGCAATCGAATAACCAGACGTCACACCCCCATACACATCAGGACCAAGCGAACCGCCTACAACTGACGTCGAGAAGAACGGAACCGTGCTCAGGTTGCCCGTGTTCCCGAACAAATTGTAACCAAAGTTGGCAGGCTGCTGTGGTTGGTTCGCACCACAAATCAAGCAGGGCAAGTTCGTGACTTGCTGTCCAGGCGCCGTTGGACTGACAGTCAGAACATCAGCACCAGCAAGAGTCCAGTCAATCCCACCAAGAATGTCGGCTTTCGCGTTGTGGATTGCGCCGCTGGCAAGCGCAAGTGAAAGGGCAGTCGCCAGCAATAGCTTCTTCATCGGTAGTGTGTCCTTCTGTTGTGGGTCAAGTGTGGGTCAAGCGGTTTCGTCAAGTTTCACAGGGGTAGGATTTTTGAGGAGATCCTCAATCGTCTGAACGGATTCGGGAGTGGGGACGTGATCAATCGTAGGACCTTGGGTAGTGGATTGTGGTGGCATATATCTATCAGCGGGAACGCTAACGATATTCACATGCTCGATCACGTTAATGGTAGATTTGGAATCAACCTGGAGAGGCATCACCTTAGAGATCAGCGCCATGTACTGCTTAGGATAGGTGCTCGCAGCGTACTTCAGATAGCCAAGAAGACCCTCTCTCCCATTACCATCAAAACCAATCGCTGCCGCTGCATCTAATATAAGGGTACGCAAATCAGCATGTTGATCAGCAGTGAGTGTGTTCTGAAGATGAGCCTTTTGTAGCTCAGCAGTCAGATTAACGGGAGGGATGTAAACTTGCGTGTTCATACTGATATATAGTCACAAAAAAAGACTGCCTAGAACCGGGGGAGGTCAAAGGCAGTCTTAAGGCGCGGGTCGCTGTCGAGTAGGCGTAGTCTGAGCATGGAGAAAAATGCGGGGACGTCCAACGGAGTAGAAGTCCGTCCCCGCGCTGGGTAGGTAGACGGGAGTCGCCAAACCCAGTTACTAAAGTCGTACTATCCACCGGAGGGAAGAAGGCACGACTTTAACTGTGCTTCCGAATGACTGCATCAGGGAATCGGGGATGCAGAGATCCGGAAGCTAAGCGGTGTGTGAACAAATCCACTACTCACCGCAAGTCAGTTACTACAAAGCATGACGCTAGAGCTACTAAAGGCAGCGTAACACAGAAGCATTTACGATGCAAGTATTAATTTGCCATCCTAAATGTTCTTGGATTTTCAATGTGATATCTCCGTTTGTCCTAATATTCGTAATGGTTCCAGTTACGCCACAAAGGAGGCCATCAGTAACTCTAACTTTGGAGCCTGGGGTGAAAGGGGAGTCTGTGTTAGGGGTAAGAGTGCTGTAATGTGTAACCATGACAGAGATTTCGTTAAGGGTGCATGTGGCGTAAACGGAGTGGGAGAAAGGGCGTTTCATAAGGTGGAGACGGGAGGGAAGGCGGGAAGGGAGTTGGTTGGGGAGAGGGAAGAAGAGGAAGGAGGGGAGAATGGGGATGGTGAGGGTAGTACGTTGGCGGGATGGACCACGGCGGACTTGGAGAGTCGTAGTGGGGCAGAGGAGTTCGAGTTTGGGGTGGGCAGCTTGGAGGGGAAGGGTATCGCGTGGGTGGCAACGTAAGATAAGGTAGTCCATTGTGGTGTGCCCCGTTTGTGATGAGAGAACCAGATTTCGTAAAACGCTCGATCTGAGATTTTAAGTCGGTTTTAGATGACCGAATGGTTTTTTGGGAAGGCTCGAATGTGGTACGCCGCCGGCGACAACTGCCGGACGCGGTTTAGTTGTCACCCCGGGGGGTCCATCTGCATAGCTGCTATGCAAAAATAACATGTGCATCCGCCCGCTTTTTGCCTTACAAGTTTAGGCATGGAAGCAAGTGCTTCTGTCGCGCTAGCGCCGCTAGCGTGTTTCACGCCTAAAAAAAGAAAGTAGGCTAGTTATGTCTAAAAAGTCACGTAAGTCTCAGTCTGTCGCTGCGTCAGCCCCCGTCGTTGAGTCGGATGTTGCGCAAGTTGTCTCTGCCGTTGAGGCCCCCGCCGCGGAAGTTGTTGCGGAAGTTGCCCCCACGGATTCGGACACGGAGGCGTTGGGTCCCATTGTTGCCCCACCCGCTGCCCCCGCCAAAGTCAAAAAGTACCCCAGAGAGGGGGGCAAGTGCTGGCAAGTGTGGAATGCCTGTGACAACTTACTCGCGTCAGGGGCTCACCCCACAGTCGCCGCGCTCCGTGCCCACGCCGTAGAGCACAACTGGAACGTGTCTAACGCCAGCCAGGAATTCTACGCCTGGAGAAAGTACCACGGTCGCAAGTAAGCGACAAGGGGGTTGCCAACCGGCAACCCCCATTTTTCACCTCTCAACAGAAAGTACACGTCATGCGCGTCAAACTTATCAACCTCGAAACCGGCCGGTGCATGTTCACTTGCACCAGCTGGCCGCAAGCGGTTCAGCTTCAGCTGCTGATGACCGAGTTCGGTTACCGAGTTGTCTTCGATTGGGTGCGCAAGTGAAGCGCACCCTGGTCGCCCTCGCGCTGTTCGCCGGCACTCTGCCGGCGGCAGCGGAGCCGCTTGTGGATCGAGCGGTGCTCGCCCTGTTCGCTGCGCCGAACCGAGTGCAGGCGGCGGTTGTCGCCGATGTCTGCACGGAGTTCAACCCGTTCGAAGAGACGGTTGCCGCTCGGCGGCGGCTCCGCAAGAAAGAGCGGCGAATCTACAACGTCGTCCTTCGGCGACTCGGCGACGCCTACGGAGCAACGAACTCCACCGACGGGGAATTGGAAGCCGTTCAGCAAGAGTTCTGCGAGGCCGCTGACAACCGATAATCCCTCGCGGCAAACCGGCGACCCCCGAAAGGGGGTCGCTTTTTTGTGACTAGCGGCTAATCGGTTGCCGTCGTCGAAATGACAACTTGCGTCACCCCGTCGCCGAATTGCACCTCGCACTTCGCCTTTTCGATTTCGGCGACACAGTCGTCGTCTAGCCGCACGAAAATGGTGTCGCCCGAAATCAACAGTTCAACTTTTTTCACTTTGTCGCTCATTTGCAACCCCTTTGAAACCGGCGGTGCGCCGGCACGCGCACCATGCGATATTTTCAGGTGAATGTCAAGGTATGGCTGACAAGCGTGTCTTGCATCGCTCCCGACTCCAAGCCGGTCGCCCATCTCCGACACCAGTCGGCAAAGGCCCACATCTCGACGCACGTCGATTTCGGGCGAGTCGAGGCACAGCCCGGCTCTCAAGCTTCGGCCACCCGACCCACGCCCGAGGCGCGCCGCCCGCAGCCCCGAAGCGGTTCGCCTCTCGCCAAAATTTCGAGTCGGGCCTAGCGGACACGTGAAAGTCGCTGTCGCCCGAAATCGAGTTGTCCGATCTTCGTGTCACTTTCTCGCGACACCGCCTCGCGAGGCCGGTACCGATCCGAAAGTCGATCTTGAGGTTCGAGCCTCGAGAACGAAAATATATATACGCCGGCGCGCGGAGGCGGATGTGTATATATAGGGAGGCGCGCGGATTTGCTGACTTCGATGGTGACTGATTTCAATTGAGAAGGAGTTCTCAAGAAGTCCTTCGAGATCGAAAATCAAGATTTTCTCGAGGCCGACGCATATACTTATATATCGGCGCGCTCGCGTGAACACCACAATGGCGGTTTCATCTCAGCCGCTGCTTTGCGCCTCTGGATGTTACATCGTGAGGCTATGCATCGCTCTGTCTGGGATAAATCTCGCCATAGGTGGCCCTAGCATCAATCTCGCCGCGTGGCAGCGGCAGACTGTAACCTTTCACAATGTCAAACAGCGCAGCAGAAAAGCAAACCGGCTTCGAACTCGACCGGCTAAGAACTCGAGCCGAAGAAAGACTCGGCTGTCAACTCGACCATCAACTCGGCCGGAACATTGAACTCGACCTCTTAACTCGTACAGAGCCTAGCATAAGAATTTGTTGAGCGCAAGGGGCGAAATAAAAAAAGTTTATTTCTGATATAAACGATTGAAAACGACAAAAGACTCGCACATTATAGCGATAAAGGTCGCAAGAATACAGATTTTTCCATACTAAGTGGTTGTTCTATATAAAGAATATATAATAGAATATATAGAATAGTAGTAAGAGCCTTATACCCCCTCATCTGGTCTTCTACACATCTCATGAGGCCCACGTTTTTACTCCCAGATGACTCCCCCCTTAAACCCCCCCCCCCGGCGAAAAATAATTCTCGCACACATCAACCTAAATTTTTCACCCCAAAATTGCCAAATAAAAGGTTGCTGCATCGCAGCATTATCCGAATGTAACCAACCCTACTCACAAACTCGCCCTCCCACGTTTGAACACCCTCATCCACCTCTACCCACCTAGGCACTTGCATCTTCCCAAAATCTGTGTTAAGCTGCGCTTTGCGCAGGTTGGATGGGAACACCCAACACGCAAAAGGACGGGAATGACAAAGTACCAAACCATAGGACGCAAGGAAATCATTCAGCTACTGGCTCAGGGGTATTCCCTGCGTCCAGCGGGTCTGTATGAGCCCGAACACGCCCCATGTGGTGCCAAGTTCGTTCACGCCCAGTACACCCCGAGCCACACTAAGTTCGTGCGGCTCATTCCACCAGCAAAGAAAGGCTAAGCAGATGACAGTTAAATCACCCCTCGAGAGGGCAGAAGCCCAGCAATGGGCAGTCCAAGTGCAGTCACTTGAAAACCAAATCAACGAAGTTAGTGACATTGCTATGCAATACCTTGACGGGCTGTTGTCCGCCGAGGAAGCAATGAACAAAGTCACCCTCGCGCTGCGTTTGGACGAGAGCAAGTAGCATGTGGATGATCACTGTACTTTCGTCCTTCGGACCTACGTTCGTTTATGACGAACGCAACGCTGGGCGAAACGCCGAGCAAATCAAAACGTTTGAAACCTACGCCGCCGCTGCTGCTTTCGCTGAGCAGCACTGGCCGCCAAGCGACTGCAGAACCAAAATCGTGGAGCTTTAAATGCGAAGCATCTCAGCATACGCTGCCAAGTATGGCACGAACATCACCACAACGGTTGTTAACCGCATACTGTCCGACATTGAGGAAGGGAAGCAAATCACCCCTGAGCTCATAGCGGAAACCCGCGCGATGATGAACGATCTCCGGATCGCGCTCACTAACGAAATCTACGGCACTAGGAAAGACTAGCGGATTGCAAGTGCAAGCACCACAATCCGTTGTGGTGCTTGAGCGTGCAATATCGCACGAGAAGGACTACAACATGAAAACGTACACGCTAGGATCTACTTCGCTCTTCTGTGCCCCCGGGATTGTCCGCTGGGCAATCAACGGGGCGCAGTTCCGCAAAGATCGCAAGAAAATGATCTTTGTAATCTCCGGCGGTTGGGGCATCCCTATTGAAGCCGCAACGCAGCTGGTTCTCAAAGAAGTCCCGTACATCGTCACTGCAGACGAAGCAGTTCAGTTCACCGTAAACACAGAAAGCTTACCCACATGAATCAAGTCACTCTGGAAGGTCCAAACATTCGGACAATCACAATGCATCTCACTAAGCAGCACAAGACGCTTGCTGAGTATGCTGAAGTGGATGGGGATTTGCAGCCAGTTAAGAAGCCGGCGGTAACTCCCATATACATCCGCAAGAGCGAGTTTGAAGTAAACGGGGAACTCCCCATGTGCTTCGACATCGCAATTAACCCAGTGTACGCAGAGGGAAAGTAAATGAGCGGGAAAGTCAAAATCAGCTGGCGAAGCAAAGAATATCTCGCTAGCTTCATTATCGATGAAAATAATGAAGCAGACAATCTCATGTACACAAACGCAGATGGGAGCGAGGTAGAAGATCCCGATGAACTGGATGATCTGCACTGTGCATTTCGTCCTGTGTTAGATGAGAGGCTTGCTCAAGCAACGCAGCCTTTCAACCTTGAGGAGAAATAAAATGGGCTGGTACGCTGGACCCAAATCCCCTGACGTGTGTTCACACGTTAAATTCAACCTGAGAGGTTGTACACTTCACGCACACCACAGCGGCTCTCACACGAACGTCAACGATCCTTTGGGTCGCTGCTGGCAGGATGAAGATGGACGCTACAGCGAGACTAAGGCTGATTGGGTTGCACTGGTTGACAACCTAGTTGGTTCCAATGGAAAATACGACGACTATCCAGAATGATGCAAGTGCATGGAGCGTCCTTGTGGCGCTCCATGAGCGTGCATCCTGCACGACAACGGAGTACTAAAATGAAGAAGCTACTGATCTCTATCGTTACCGCTGCTATCCTCGGAGTTCCTGAGGCTTACGCAGCGGAAATCAGTGCCGAGAAGCTGAAGGCCTGTGAATCCGCCTACCGCGAGAAGAACAAGGCTGACAAGGACGCGGCGCCGGAGGGATACAAAGTCTCCAGGCCCCGGGGCTTCCGTCAAACATTCATTATTGAGTGCTTGAGCAAGTAGCCCACCGGAATGGTGCGGATGTCGTGCGGGGCCCTTGTGCTCAGCACGGCATCTGTGCTATACTTGTCTGTAAGACAAGGCAAGCAAACAGAAAGGGTTAGTTATGATAGTTCTAAACAACCTGCGTCGCGACAATCCCTATCACGAGGGACACACGCAGAATATGCACTGGCAAGACCTCTACACGGCGCTCGGTCTGAGCACCACAAAGCATCTTCCCGCTGAAGGGTTGCCCCCGCAGCAAATCGGCAACGTTACAGTCTGGGTCGATGCTAAGATTCCTGGCGTTAACCAGGATGCGAAGCGCGTTTGGTGCAAGTGCCCCATCTGCGATAAGACGTTCACTGCCGGAAAACTGCACCAGCACATTAAAATTCACAAGAAGGATGCACGTTAATGTCAACAGATCACGGCGATTGGGCAGAAGCAAACGCTGCCCCAAAGGATCTTTACGATCCGGCTCACGAGGCATCTCGCAAGGGATGGGGGCTACTGAAATCCATAGCCGTTCAAGGAGACGGCATCCAAGCCCCCGGAGCGGTAACGATGTGCAAAATCTCCGGACATCATCCCTACGTTGTTCACTTCTTTAACGCACAGGATGGGGGCTTCCACGAAGGATGCTACTGTCTCGGACTTGCAGCCGCTGAAGTGGCGTATGCCAAGCGGATCGTACGATTCCAGCACTCAATTGAGCCCTGGGACACCGACGGGGACACTTCCCGCTGGAACGAAAACGGTGAGAGCAGCGAGCGTGACAACGATCGCATGTCCCGCGACGAACAATACGACGATTACGAAAGCTCGTTCGGGGGTTAGCACAATGTCCCACGAAGAAATGGTGAAGCTCGCCACAGCCGCAGTTGAGCGGCACATCGGAGACGTTGCTGATGAAAACAGCGATCTCCACGAAGAAGCGTACACTCTCGCATTCGACGCTATAGTTGATGCGGGATTTGACACACGCACCGCGGGGGAGATAGCTATTCAAGTAGCTGCTCCCTATCCCGGTTGATTGCAAGTGCATGTCCCGTCACACTTGGCGGGACATGAGCGTGCAATCCCGCACGAAACGGAAGTAGGCTATGCACACTTTCATTAAGAATAGGAATGAACCGCTCTGGACTGTCGGGCATTACAAGCTCGTTGGTGAAGATAACGGTGCATCTCACCACACATGGGTTCCGATGAAAGACTTCAACAACGAAGAAGCTGCGGCAAGGTACGTCAATTATCTCAACGGAGGAAAATACTAATGACTAACAAACCTGTGATGCGCTACCCGGGCAACGATCCTGAAAACGGGCCCGCTTATCCGCAAGTGTTTGATGGTACTGATTGGCACTGTGCCAAGCATGAGTTCCATGACTACACTGACTACGATCACGAGACAGGCGAGCCGTTTGTGGCTACTCAATGCCGCCACTGCGGCGAATACCCAACGGAGAAGAAATAATGCACCACGTAGATGATCTTGGGATCAGATGTCCCAAGGGCCACACGGAACTCACAGCGAGTTCCATGGGGAAGCCAATTGTCGAAGCTCGTTGGATGATCCGACCCTATAAGGTTGCGGATGAGAACGGGCATTGGTGGTCTGAGTGCATGGTTTGCGCCGGGGTTATCGACGCAGACGGTAACTCAACTGGTAATCTAAACACTGGGAAAGGATGGTACTGCAATGGTTAGATCAATATTCGGATGGGACTTGCCCCCGGGCGTGTCCACTTCCATGCTTCCGGGTAACAGCCCGGAAGAGGAGGAGGTTGAAGCCTTCGTTGAGGGTGTGTACGAAATGCTCGGCAAGGATGTCGACGAGAAACTTGCGGAAGTGGTTGCCACCTGGGCACTCGCTCTGCGAGGCAACTCCTACAATGAGGGCTATCAGCAAGGCGTAGCTGATGCTGTTGAAGGTCAAAGAGTACGAGAAGAACAACTCCACCGCATTGTGTGTTCCAACAAACTGACATCGGGAGAGGACAAATGAGAACCTTTCAAATCACTCGCGATCAACGATATGCAACGTTGCTCGCTCGCTATGAAGGCAAGACTCCTGATGAACTTAGCGAAAAGGAAATGGTTGAGTTCCGGGTTCTACATCGTCGCGCAATTGAACGCGATTTGCCTCTCAGTCGCCCACTGATGGTTGAGATGCTTCTCGACCGTGGAATGGATGTGTACGAGATCGCAGAACTCACTGACCCTAATCTAAGGGCAATGATCAAGACAATGATAGAAATGGAGAAAGACAAATGAATGACTATCTTGTCGAGGTGTACGATTCGCAGGGCGCGTGTTTCACTCGCTGGCGGAGTACCGATCCCATGACTGCCATCGCTGAACTGGGATTGAAGTGCATGGATTGGCGGGGATTGGGATTCAGGAACGCATCCTGCTATCTCAACTCCGTAGAACAATGGAACTTGGAAGTGAAATGATCCCGAGCAGGACGCAGAAGATGATGCGGCTGGAGAGAATCGACCTCAGACCGTGAGCCGGAGAGCCCGAGACCGAGCAGCCGGTATGGCAATTTTCGAAATCGGTACGAAAACTTTTAGGGGGGCGCGGAGGCGCACCGGCGAGACGTCGGCGAGAAGCTGACAACATATATACTTTTTCGGCGCGGCGTTGGCGCGGCAAGATAGCACCTCTGAAAAACAAATGATAGTTGCATCGAACCTAAATCTGTGCTATATTATAGCTGCATTGGAATACAACGGAGAATCGCAATGAGTTTTCCAATCACCGTTATAGCTAAGGTAAAGAATGCAGACAACATTGCTCCTATTGCCGAAGCTAAATTCCGAAGCATCACACTAGCACGAGCCACTCTTGCGCTTTGGAAAAAAGAGGGGTTTGCTGCGTCCATAACCGAGCAGACTGCTCGGAGATTGCTACCGAAGAAAGACTCGGCGGCTGGCTAAAGACTCGACGACCGAAAGATAACTCGGCCAAAGACTCGGCCATTAACTCGACCAGAGAAAGGACTCGGCTATGATAGGACGTTTCAATGAAGAGAAGCTTCATACTGAGATGCGACCCAGGAAACGATATACTTATTGGGTCACTGGGTCTGGAACTTTTCCATTCGACATGCTGCGTTATGATCAAGCGTGGCCTACGGATTCAGAAAGCGCATCTAATCTTTCATGGAGCTACAGCGACCGTAGCGCCTCTCCAGATAGACACCGTCGCTCGGTGATGTTGCACTCGTACAGAGAACCAACAATGGATAGGTGGTCATCCTTCGGTTGGTCGGTTGGTGAACAAGCTGTCAGAAAGGAAAGAATATGATTCACAAAGACGACTGGATAACCTACTTTAAATTCCTGGATGCCCTGCGCGAATCCGGCGCCACAAATATGTTCGGCGCTGGTGAGTATCTTGGAAAAGCTTTTAAGATCCCAAAGGGAGACGCCCGTAAGATCTTAACTGCCTGGATGAATACGTTCGGGAACGGCAAAGAATCTGCAGAAGTTAGAGCAGAGAAAGTTATCTAGCTACCCACGAAGAGGTACTTTCGGTCGGTTAGCGGGAGAGTCGGCTTTCAGAAAGGTGACCTGCGGTTCTTCGTGGGCAAGTCATAGCTCCGTACAAGGTCACCAACTCCCGCATTAACTTAACAGGAGAGAGACATGAGAGTACAGATACCAGCCTACACAGACAGATGGATGATGGGTGATCGCTATGGCGATGTAATCAAAACCACCAAGCGTAGATTCAATGTTACACCCGTTCTGACTGGCAATCCAGTGAGCATCGAACGCGCGATTGCTCATGTCAAACTTGACAAATCGGGCAAGACTATAAAAGTCATTCTCATTGATTGCGAGGTGCTGTGATGGATCTCAAAACCTTCGCAGACGATCTCGTCAACACGGGTCGCGAGCACGGCTACGTCCTCGGTCTCAAACGTGCTAACGAGATCATGCGCGAATATGGTATCGATGTCACACATCCGGCTCGCACAGCAGTATTCAATGCTATGATGTCTGCGATGCCTAAGAAGGATGACTCTTTGGGGGATTGAGTATGAAGTTCTTATTTGATATGACTCACATAACAATCCTGCACACGGCTGCTACTGCTCAGGAATTACTCTTCGATGAAGAGACCCTTCCCCCGCATCTTAAGCATGTCTGGAGCTTTCGAATCGAAGGAATAGATGATCCTCTGTTCCTTGGTTCCCGCAAAGCTTGGCATGAGATGAATCTACGTCGTCTTTATCATTGGTTAAAGATGGATCCACCCCTTGGTCCAACTAAGATGGATGATAATGCAATTCTATCTCTACGAATACGGATTCGAAACTTTCTTGCTGCGAGCTTACGCCTCGAACCCAACAAGCTCCCGCAACTAATCCCAGTGCTAGCTACAGTCAGCACTCCACCTCCACCTAAACCTATCCAGTTACCGAATGCACGAAGAGGTTCGGTCGGACCAACGATTCATCGTGTTGCAACTGAGATGTGGGAAGCGGCAGGTAGCCCGCGTGACACTACAACCATTCTAACACTTCGTCAATCAATTATGAAAGTGCTTAATGACGAGCATAGTATCAAAATTTCTACGAGTAGCAACGAACTTGGCCGCTGGCAGAAACAACTGCTAACTGGTTGAAATCACTTGTGATTGTCTAAACGGTTGACCACTACATTTAGTAGCTTGACCACCCTGGTTATTCGTGCTACACTAAATGCCTTCCCTGCCTTCTCTATACCTTAAATATCTGCCCAACGGAGCCCTTCGATGACCGACGACCCTCGGCTGCTCCAATGGCGAAATCTCCCCATGGAGCTTCGGTTAAAGAAGCAGTGGCTCGTTGCAAATCCTGGAAATAAGAATCCGCTTTTTCATAAAAACAATCAATTCTATAATGCTTCTGTTTCGAAGCACCTTAGCTCACAATGGATGTCGTTTGAAGAAGCGACAACTATAGCCCTTACACACAATCTCGCAATTGGTTTCGTTCTTATGGAAGGTGAGGATATTACTTGCATTGATCTTGATGTAAAGCCCAACACTACAAAGGTAGCTCTAGACCTATATGATAGTATAGTTCATTCGTTCGATAGCTATACTGAGAAGTCAATTGGCGGGCATGGAATTCACGTCTGGTGTAAGGGGAGCATTGGACTCGGCCGGAGGCGCGATGGTGTAGAAATTTACAGCCAGAATAGATTTATGATCTGTACTGGCAACGTTCTGCATTTGAAAGAGCAATTAGAATTTAGACAAGACAAATTGACTAAGATGATTAGTCAGATGCCTATGTCTGCAGACTACAGCGAAATCATTCTTGAGGAACTTCCACAAATTGAAACTGACGAAGACGTTGGACGCAAACTATGGGAGATTGAAGACGCAAAGATGCTTTGGCAGGGCATGTGGCGTGAACTCGAGCACCCGTCGCAGTCAGAAGGCGATCTAGATTTAATGGTGTACCTTGTTCGTTTCACTCCTTCGAATGAACAAGTTAAACGTTTGTTCCGTCAATCTGGACTTGGGAAACGGACTAAGGCAAATAGAATAGATTATATTTTGCGTACCCTGCGTCATGCTCGTTATATCCGTCAGAATGAACTTGTGGATATTGAAGCAGGTAAACGTAGCTCTGAAGCTATAGCTGCCAAATATGATGCTGAGCAGGCTCTGCGTACTGCTGATGGAACGATTGCATTTGATCCTTCTCCGCAGACAATTAGTTACAGTGTTGACGTTGAGCCTCCACTTCGGAAAGAAGAGGAAGAAGATTGGCAGATTAAATTTCCTCCCGGGGGACTTGGATATCTAGCACATTATTTTTATCGTGGTTCGATTTATCCTAATGTTGAATTTTCTGTAGCGGCTGCGATAACTGTGGTATCAGCTATCTGTGGAAGGGCTTGGAATACATCTACCTCGTCTGGATTGAATACTTATAATCTTGTTGTTGCTCCATCAGGAATGGGCAAGGATGAGATGCAAAAAGGTATTTCTAGATTGATTGAAGTCTGCGGACAGAAATTCCCTATGTTTAAAGACTTCTTTCATTTTGGACATTTTGCAAGTGGACAGGGTCTTGTAAAACATTTCAATCCGGCACGAACATCGTTTGCTCAAGTTATGGCAGAATTTGGTGGATTGATAAGGAGATTTACAAATAGTCGTGATGAAAATATACAAGGTCTTATGTCTGTAATACTTGACTTACATTCTAAAGCTGGGCCCAATTCGTTATCGAATTCAATTATC